TTTCTGGAATTTCTTTTTGTTGGTTATAGAAATAAGTAGGATTTTCTATGATTTTTTCTACTTCTTCTGGAGAAAGATAATTATATGATCCTTCTGTTTCTACTCTAGGAGCTGAATTTCCTTTAGCTACTTCAGGTAACTTATCTTTATAATTATATTGTTGTTCTGGATTTTCTATGATTTTTTCTACTTCTTCTGGAGAAAGATAATTTTCATTATCTGTTTCTGGAACTTCTAGAATAGAATCGTAAAAATTTCCAAGATCTCCACCAAGACTATCTAACTCTTCTGGGCCAAGAGGAGTATAATCTCCAGATTGTCTAGGAGCATCAGCTATTTCTGGAACTTCAAGGAGAGAATCATAGAAATTATTGATATTTCCACCAAGACTATCTAATTCTTCCGGACCTAATGGAGTATAACCTTCATATCCATCTCCAGAAGTTTCAGGGAGTTCGAGTTTTTCATCTTCTAACTCAAAATCTCTAGTATCTTCAAGTTTATCTATAAAATCTTCAAGACTTTCAGGTTCAGCTTCCTCTGTACCTTTTAAATCTATCCTTTCATCTTCTAAAGAACTTGATTCATATTCTTTAGTACCCTCTAAGTTTATTCTCTCGTCTTCTAAAGATTTAGGTTCGAATTCTTTAGTTCCGGTTAAATCTATTCTAGTGTCCTCTAACTCAGAAGCCTCATAATCCTTCGTATTTTCTAGATCATCAAGATAATCCTCAAGTTCAGACATCTCAGCTTCTTTAGTTCCAGTTAAGTCTATTCTAGTATCTTCAAGAGAATTATTATCTTCTACACTTAAGTTTTCTCTATAATCCTCTAAAGTAGATATCTCAGACTCTTCAGTATTTTCTAGATCAATTCTTTCATTCTCTAGAGCTTTAGGTTCAGACTCCTTTGTATCTTCTAGGTCTATCCTTTTATCTTCGAGACTTTTAGGTTCGGATTCTTCTGTTCCGGTTAAGTTGATTCTGGCATCTTCTAACTCAGAAGCTTCGTATTCTACAGTACCTTTCAGATCTACCCTAGTATCTTCAAGAGAATTATTATCTTCTACACTTAAGTTTTCTCTATAATCCTCTAAAGTAGATATCTCAGATTCTTCAGTACCTTCCAAATCTATTTTAGTGTTTCCAAGTTCTTCTAATACCTTTACAGTACCTCCAAGAGTTATTTTATCTTCAGGTAAACTCTTTAATTCTTCCCCACTTCTAAGAGACTCTTTATGATTCTCTAATTCATCTAATTCCTCCGGCGTTTCTTTAAGATCTTCTCTATAAGTTTCTAACTCTTTATCTTCTACGGTTCTCTCTAAAGATACTTTGGTTTTAGAAAGTTCAGCATCATCTACTGGATTTCTGAGTTTAACTTTAGTATCTTCAAGTTCTTTTAGATTATCTTTTCCACTATTTAATTTTTCTCTGTGATCTTCTAACTTATCTAATTCCTCCGGCGTTTCTTTAAGATCTTCTCTATAACTAGATAATTCAGAAGTTTCAATTGTTTTTTCTAAAGATATTCGAGTAGTATCTAATTCATTTTTAGAATCTACTTCGAGCTGTTCTTTGTATGATAAATCTTTAAATCCTTCAAGGTCTATTCTTGTTAGATCTAATTCTAGGTTGTGATTATCAATAAGAGATTCTCTTTCTTTTCCTAACTCTAGATCTTTTTCTGGAACCTTAAGATTTTCTTTTGTATTTATATAAAGATTTCTTACATCTCTAACTCCTTCTAGATTTAACTTTTCTGTACCTAGAGATTTTAATTCTTTTGGTTCCTCAGTTAATTCTTCTCGGCGGTCTTCTAGGGTTGGTTCAAGGATATTTTTTTTATTTACTATATCCTCACGATGTTTCTCTAGTTCTGTTTTCCTAGGATCATACAGATTTTCACGTGTCTTTTCTGTATACAACCCATGATTTTCCGCCGAGTCAGAGTTTCTATTATCAGAAAGTGGTTCTCGTGATGATTCTTTATATAGACTTTTAATACCACGAACCCCATCTAATCCCTCTATATAATCTTCGAGAGAATTAATTTCTGGAATCCTCCCTGTTGTTCTTCCAGGGAGTTCTAGATTATCTTTCTCTAGGGAAGTATGATTTTCTTGAGTTGTTCTAATACTTTTAAGATATTTACTAAGAGCTTTTACTTCCTCAGGTCTAGTAAGTTGATCACATCCAGGAATTTTATTTTGCTTCAGAATCTCATTTTCTATATTTCTTTCTCTCATAATTACATATCTAAAGTTTCAATAATACTATTCAATGTATAAACATAGAATACTTCAGCTACTTCAGAGTAACCCATTTTAAGAGATATTTTAAATCTGAATGTATATTTTCCACGAGTATATTGTAATTCATCCCCTACTTCAAGAGATCCATCATCTGTATATACTTCTAGATTATCTCTGTTTCGATTCCATACATCTCTTAGTTCATTCTGATTTAATATCAATATTGTAGTAAATTGATAATAATCGTTCTCTAATGTACTACTTGATGAATATGTACCTCCAAAAACATTTTTCCATTTTGAATTACTCTTTGGTCTGAGTACTACAAATTCAGTCCCAAGAAGTTTTAATTGTAATTTTATATTTTTCATTCCAATAGAATAAAGCCTATTTGCCTTATCTAAGTTTTTTGAAATCATATCCGCCATAATAGTATATATTTAGTTTAAAGATTAATCACAGTCAATAATAGTACAAAATTCTTCTGTATCAATTATCTCACGTATTAATTTATATATCTGTTCAAAAGTAAGAGATCCTGATAGTTTCATTACATATATATCTCTCTCTAGGATCGTAGTTGTTCTAATATGAGCTGCCATAGATCTAATGAAATCATCAATTTCGTACTGACTATATTCAAGATCTTTTGGAATATATATTTTAATTGAAGATGGATCAGGATATATACTAATTACATCTTTGGGAATTTTACTAGAAACTTCATAATCCCCGATACGATCTTTATCCAATTTCTCTGTTAATTTCGTTATCATCTTTCTAGCTTGTAAATCTGAAAAATATCGAATTCTAGGTACTATCATTTTTCAAATATATTAGGTTTTACATCAGTTGACATGAATTTTTTTAAGATAAAATCAAATTCATTTCTTGTTTTAATTGTGTAGTTATATACAACTACTTTTCCAGTATCTACCCTATTTACTATCGTTTTTAAGTGATTCCAGAAAATAGAATCAATCTTCTTAAGTTCGTTGGTATCCTCTTTATTTACTGTTATTACGAATATTCCAGAGATCATTGACATATTAATACCTATATCTCCACCAAATTCTCCAACAGTATAATCTAGACCTTCAACATAACGAAGTCTTTTAAGGCTATTTTCTAAGTACTTATTTCCAAAGTCTCCTCGATATGTAGGAATTATATCAGGATCATTAGAAAAAGTTACTGCAGCACTATAAATTAAACCGATAAGATCTTCAGATTTACCGGAAAATAGAAATTTTCCCGTTTTCCCAATAAATTTCTTTAAATCATATTTATTTAAAGACTTAACCGAAAAATCCTTCTGTTCAACTTCCTTAATTCTATTTTCAACTAAAGCTTTGTTATCAAGAAGATTTATTTTTACTCCAAGAGTATTACTGAGTTCCATTATAAAGTTGGCTATAACTTGATAATTTGTAAATACAATAGCCACTGAATAAGAATTATTTCTAGAATTGATTGCATAACTACTATATTCCATCCCTGTATACTTCTTACAGTAATAGTCTAAACTATCTGAAGTCTTTTCCAATTCCTTAGAGGTCATTCCAAAAGTATACATGGTAATGGAATTATCTTGTATTGAAAAATTTAATTTATAAGCTGTTACATTTCGATCATTAAAACTAAACTTCTCATCTATTTTTGCTCTTTTATCTAATGAATCTCCTATAGTTACTCCAGAAGCTCTATAAATACCAAACTCACGACGAATTAATTTATCTACTTCTTGAAATTTAATAGATGACATTGGATTGTGTAAATAGTTTAAGAAGAATTTTAATACTACACCTGCTATAGTTCCATATTTACCTCCAGTTATAGCACCACTGGTAATACTAGCATCTTTTAGGAGACTACCTGTAACTCCTCCAATACCAGCACCAGCTAAGGCAGATTTTCCGATTACTTCTATAGCTCCTGGAACCTTATCCATATCCTTAGGACCTGTATAGTGACCCTCCGGAATTGTATATTGTTTTTGTCTAAATTTTGTCATACCATAAGATTTTTTAAATAATTAGTTGAGCTATTTACTACATCTTCTACAACTCTACCTCCTTTACTATCTACATACTTAGATGCAGCCTTAGACATTTTATCACCAACTCCAATCTTTTTCCATATAGTTTTCTCTGGTTTTCCTACTACACTAACTAAAGCAGATGTTCCAGGAATAGGTACTGTTTTCATAGCTACAGAAGTTATAGGTGCTTCTATAGATGGTTGAATTACTTTAGTATTTACAACTCTTCCTGGATTAATGGCTGCTTGATTTGCCGCCATTTTTACTCCTTCTATCTTATTTAAACCTCTTGCTACTCCAGAAAGAACTTTATTTTGTGTTTTTATGGCAGATCTTTTTGCAGCCATTGGAGCCTTTCTAAGAACTTTTTTATTAAATCCAGCTAATATTCTAGTTCCTGCAAGAGAATACAACTTTCTTTTTATTATCATAAATTTATATATTAAACAAGTAAATCTCCATACCATCCAGATTGGAGTATATAATTATCACACCTAGATCTAAGCTCTTGATATGCAGCATCGATATTATTAAGAACTTCCAAACCAACATTAGGTAACATTAATGAAGCCTTTAGGTTCCTAATATAGTCTAGTAAATGAGTCATACAGAGATCCATAAAAAATGTACCTCTCGACCCTTCTTCTACATTCAGCCAATAAATAGCTGCTTTAGATGATCCTGGATTAAACGTTTTATCAGGAAGAAAATCTGGAATTATCGGCCGACTACATATTCCTCTAATATAGAATTGATCGTAACTGGGCATATCCATCATAAAAACATAAGGACGTCTATAGTCTGTGAAGTAAGTATAGTTTCCTGGAGCTGGATACGAAATAGATCCAATTCTGTACATAGGAATAGAGTTTGGAATTAATATAATCTGATCTTCCGATATTTTACAATCAAGAAATAATGTAAAATTACTCTTAATCTCACAATACCCTTCAAGTCCCATGTTCTCACAACTACACATCTGAGAACGGTTCATTTTCATCTCCAGAATCAATGGCAAGGTATGTTCAAATTCTCTTAACGACTCCTTAATTATCTCCAGTAATATCTCATCTGGACTCAAAAAATCGTTCAAGGCTAAAATTTCATCAAGAGACGTCAAACTTATAAGAGCACTCCTGATAAATAACTTCTTTTTAAGATCTATTAATAATGTTTTATCCATGATATAATACTGGTAATAATTTAGGTTCTACTTTTGTTGTTATATCTTTTCCTTCTTCGAAAAATATCTTTATGATTTCAGGGATTCTATTACTGTCTTTATAAGAAATTCGAAGAAGTTTTATATTATTTTCTTTGCAATATTGTTCTAAACATCTATCTCGGTTGATTTGATTTACGAAATTTTGATACGTAGATTGAAAGAAAGAAGTAAATTCATAATGTTGCTTTCCATCATATTCTATTATCGATATTAAATTATTATTTTTATCTACAATAGCTATATCTAGAAATAATGATTTTTTCTTTTCTGTGTACGAGTCGATCAAAGAAATTGAAAATTGTTGTATTGCTAAATAGTTAGTTCCTTTGATTAATTCAATTACTTGTTTAAAGCAATATTTTTCATGATCAGATATTCCACTTCTAATTTCTTGATCACAACTTGGGCATAAAGGACCTCTTATAGAGCTATTACATGCTAAAGTATTAAAACAAACAGTATCCCAGATAAGATTATGTTTATTACATTTTAAAATTAATTTTGTTTTTGTATTTACATACTTTCCTCCAACAAAACCAAGAAACTCTATATTATTTCCAAAAATTTTATTTCTTTTTTCTAAAAATTCATGAATTATTTTAATTGCTTCTTCATCTGCATGTTTTTTAGACTCTATATGTTTTTCGATTCTACATTTAGGACATATTCCTCCAAGTGATTTATGACTATCATTTCTTGGTTTTCTAATTAAAGCTGTATATTTAATATTAAATTTACCATGAATAGGACATATTACTGTAATAATACTGTTTATATCTTTAAATTGAGTTAATATATTAGAATAGTCATAATCTCTTCCATCGTTTTTATGAAGCTCTAAAACTTTCAATAAAGCATCTTCTGGAGAGTATACTATAGATCTACACCTATTACATTCAGGAGAGTGTTCTATATCTTTAAATCTAATTAGAAAATATCTTACCGTATAATTATCCCAAGTTATATTATGTTCTCTACAGTGTAAGATTATATGAGTATTATCTTTAGAAATATAGTCATTTTCTTCTTTAAAACCTAGAAATTCTATTTTCTTATTAAATTTTTTATTCGTTTGTTCTAATATGTTTGTTATTTCTTCAATTAATATATCTTTTTTTATTCCTCTTTTCATGGTTTAGTATTTTATAAAGGATAGTATGCCAGATCTCTCCAGCATACTATCATTAGTTTTTATTTGCTTCCTGTTATTCAAGAGCTGCACCCCTATTATTTTCATATGAATCGATGCTTAACTCCATCCCAATGTCAAAAATGTCGTGATATCAATATGTTTGCTAAGTATTATCTACTCATGTTCAGACTATATCTTTTAAAATCTCCAGAGATTTTAATTATACATCTAGTCGTTGAGAAATAGTTATAAATACTATTTCTGCTGATTCTTAAATTAAGTTCCAGCAATTGGTATAATAATCGCATATTCTTTACGATGACATATTTCAAAGCCCGTTGGTATCTCACCAAAACATTAACCACCATTTTATTCTGCATTATTGTTAGACTTAAATATAAAATTAATATTTAAGATCAGACTATATCATTTTAATAAGCACATAGTCGTTGAGAGATTAGATTTTTTCTAACCTTTGCTGATTTTTTATATCTTCCAGCAATTCTCTTATTTTTCTTAAGTTTTATTTACTTAAGGCGCAATTATTGTATTTACGCTGAATTTGAACAGGGTTATTTGTCTCATCGATGATAATACGGTAATCATCGATATTATAAGACATTGGGAGAATAGTTGATTTAAACCAGTAATCGATAGTTCCAATCGCACTTTCCCATAGTTTTGGTGCAATTCTCCAGCCTATATACTGTTTAAGTAGTACAGGCATAGCTTTTGAGATACGAATAGCTAAGCGAGAGTTACCTTCATCTGAAACAATATTATCTACACTTTGTTTGGTATAGTTATCATTCATATTCCAAGCATTAGTTTGATAATTCCAGAGTACGGTATTTACTCGTTTAGATAATAGAAGTTGACGAGTTTTTTTATTAAACTCTGTCATAGGTCTCTGATACTGAACAATACCATTAGTTTGTCCAAGTACAGGAGCAAATTCTGCATTATTTCTCGATATTTAATAAGATTAACTTAATAATCTAGACTATATCATCTAAATTATATTTCAAATTTAGTTATACATTTAGTCGTTGAAAAATTAGAATTTACTCCAATTTCTGCTGATTATACTTTATTATTATGTATTTCCAGCATTTTAGTATAATTTATAAACCGCAAAAATAACTTACGGTTTCTAGCTACAGCTTCCCAGTAAACAACAGCAGGTGAGCAATAATATTTCCATCCAAATGTACCGGAGTCGATATCCCAAGGTGCAGACAGATAGAGTTTATATGAATCTTGTGCTATTTTAGTTGCATTATTAGCGATAGTCATATAATTTGTGCTCTGAACTGTTGATACTGGATAGAAATAGTTAGAATTGATAGCCATATTAGCCAAGTAATTCTGGAAACTTAGTGATGTATTTCCAAGGTCACATAATCCTTCAACCACATAGATTTCCTGAATGTTGATTTCGTCAAGTGCTTTCTTAAGATCCGATTCAGATACATCAAGAATATCTGTTTCAGTTGGATCTACGCCTAATTTTGCATAAACTTGATCTCCACCATTTTCTTGATATTCATAGTACTTATATGAACTTCCAGATCCAACTCGGTAAACATCTCCAACTGACATACCTTTTGAGTTGTAAAGATCAGTCATTGAAGAAACTGTTTGTTTATAAGAACCTGCATTTGGGTCATTAGGATCAAGTTCTACCCATACTTTATCATCAGCTCCGTATCCATAGTAGTTCAATCCAAGCTCTCTCATATCGTCAGGGAGTTGAAGTTGAATCATACTTAGGAGTTCATTGAGTTCTGATACTTCCATATCTCCACGGCCGGTTACTTTACCTATATTAAAGAACTGTACTTCGTCAGAAATATTAGGATCAAGAACAGCGACTTCATAAAAATCTCGCTGTAGGATACTTTCTGACGGTTCTACTGTTCCTTTCTTAGTATAGGTATCTAGAACGGCCGATAGTACCATATAAGGAGAATCAGAGTTTTCGTTCAAAGCGGGGTTAGTTAATTCTTTGGTAACTACTGCATCATGATTAAAACGTCTAATTCTAACTCTCAGATCAGTATTAGAGTTATATTGATTAACTGCATAATATTTCTGTTCTTCGAAACCAGACCAAGCGGAAGCATTAATATCTATAAGTTTTTGATTAGGATTATCACTAGTCCAATCAGGTTCACAAATCACGATATACTGCTTTCCTAGTGGACATCTAGAGTCTGAAGTATCTAGCATATCCTGTCCTAGATAAAGTTCATAGAATACAACTGCCTTTGCTTTATCGGGATCAGTTGTTTCATTTTCAGAGATGATATTATTAGGATCTGTGAAGAATTTATAAGATGGAGAGAAGAATTTATTAGTTTCATTCATTTGATTTACTAAGTCGGGGAGAGTTCTTACATAGTAATCATATTGAGGACCATCATCGGTGGTACGATTACCAAGAATACCTACTCCATTCAAATTAATTGACCATCCATCTTGATCATGTTCTGCATCATCACCATCAATATCAAGAACAAACTTAACGACACCTTTATCAGCATCTCTAAATCCCTTCATTAAAGCACCATCTCTAAGGATATATGTACTATAATCAGTTTTAGTCATGGGTTTAGCGTAGTAGATATCGTTAGCTTTAGATGCTCTACAAACCAGCATAACATTAGAGCCAGCCAATCTATAAGCATTCATCCACATTGTTGCAGCTACATTTTTATCTCCTGTATTATTAGCATCATGATAAAGATTATTCAAGGATGCCATATAATCTTCTGTTAAGTCCCCTGAAGCATAAGTTTTTAAGAATTCAGATTGACTAGAGATCAGTGTAGGAACTGCTGGGCCTGCATCAGAAATTAAAGTCACTCCGATAATTAAACTTTCACCTGCAGTAGGATTAAGAGCTGCGGTATGTACTCTCTCTATAACTTTTACATACGGTTCGAGAGTTTCAGTCCATTGTGCCATAATTTAAATATAATAATTAATTGTTTTATTTAACCAACTTCTACGAGATATACTGGATATTTATTTCTTATAAATTTTTCACATATTCCAGCTATTAAACCAACATCAGCGGTTCCATCAGATATAGTAGTTATAGAAATCTCATTATATCTACTTTTACTTTCTTCTGTTACTGCACTTGAGTTTGGTAGATTTCGTATTATGTTTTTTGTTATATCTTTTAGTTTATTATCTGCTATTGTATTTACTAGAAGTCTAAGTTCACCAGAATTTCTTGTTATAGCTACACTTATTGCTGATTTAAGAGAATCCGCCGTTTTAGGATCTCTTGTAAAATCGGAGCCTTCTTTAAAACCTGTTTTCTTAAGATCCTCTACTACTCTATCCATTAATCTATTGTCAACTGTTAACTTTCTGGAAATAGCCTCATCACCTTTTTTTATAGTACCAACTAAGGCTCCAAGAGCTGCTCCGACTAATGTTCCGGCGGCTACTACTCCAAGTCGTTTAGCAAATGGACTTAGAGCATTTAATTTTCGGAAAGTAGGGTTACTTCCTTCATATTTAATATTTTTAGCATCTTTTCCGGATAATGGTAAACTTAGAGTAGCTACGTTTCCACCAATTATAGCTCCTTTAACAGTATCAGATAATATACTAAAGTCTTTTCTTCTAAATGTAATCATATTATTATCATTTTTCTCGGAAAAGATTTTTTTAAATTTATAAGAGGTTGTCTTTTTAGGTTCTTTTACTTCTACCTCTTTTAAAGTTTTATTAACTCCTCCAAGTGCTTTAGTTAATCTATCCATTGCTTCTAGCTGTTCATCTTGATATTTTTTATCAGAATTTTTTCTAGTAGCATTAATAGCAAGATTAGTTCCAGAAAATCCAGCAGTGGCAGTAGTAATTTTTGCCGTAGGGTTATTTTTATAAAACTCCTTTACATCTCTGATTATTTTCTTTGGTTTAAATTTTGCCATAATTTTTATTAGTTTTAATAGGAATAACCATCTCTTTGAGTCATATTCGTCTTCCAATCTTGTTTTTCTCTTCGTCTAGCCTGTCTCTGAGCATAATTAAGTCTTTTATTATACCATTCATTATTTTCAGCTTGTTTATTTCTATTTCGAAGAGCCATTCCACCTGCTAGAAGACCACCAACAACTAATCCAGTTTTTCCACCTTTACCCATTCTTCCGAGTAAACTACGACCTGCCTTATTCTTTCCGAAAGCTCCAGCAACAGCACCAACTGTTCCACCAAGAGCAGCACCACCAAGAGCAGCACCAGCTACAGAACCATATCCAGGAGCTTGTTTTGGTTTTTCAGCAAGAATATCTGAATCTTTCATTCTCTTAAGATTATCAGTATCGTCGTATTTAGTGAATAATTTTCTTTTTATAATCATTGTATTTCTTGATTTTTAGAATCTTGATATTTGAAAGCATCTTTATCTAGAGCCCGAGCTGTTTTATTTACTATCTTCTCTCCAGTTCCCCACGTTGCTCCTAAAACTGCAGCACCGACTGGAATACTACCTGCTAAGGCTGTTTTGGGGTTATCCATGATGAACTTACCTGCTTTTTGAGACCATACTGAACCTGAATGTTTTCCATATCTATTTAACTGATGACCGAATTTGTATACACCTTTTCGACCACCTCCGCCAGATAAATTAGAAAGTCCACCTAAAATTGTTTGTCCAGGAGTTTTAAATATCTGTGAATTTCTTACAGATTTAGAAGCGCCAGTAAGTAATCTTTTAACTGCCATTACTCCAGGGACTGCATAGTTTCTCTGAGTTAATGCCATCTGATCTTTATATTGAGCTTTTTCAGCAGAGTATCCGAGAGCCATGGGAGCAGAACCTAGAGCAGCCATCGTTATTAACGTTCCTTTATTTTTTTTTGCAGCTTCTCCTAAAACTTTTCCAGTACCTTTTACTGCTTTCATTATAGATCCAGCAGAATAGGTTTTTTCAAGAGGCATTCCATTTTTCTTCATATCTTTTTGAATTGCTTTATCAGTAAGATATGAAGCTCCTGCCATTGTAGCTCCCATCATAGTTCCACCAATCAGCTTATTTTTTCCTTTCCACACAATTTTACCAACATCTTTAGCGAGACCTTTAGCATTTCCTAAAGTTTTATTATTCTTAAGAGTTGCTGTAAGTTTTGCAAAATTTATTTGAGCAAACTGTTTTTGTCCCATTACATCTGCTGCTTGTTGTGCTGCTTGTGGATTATTTTTTGCGTTTTCTGCAATTTTATTTAAAGCTTTGGTCATCTTTCTATTTTGCTCCTCTGCCTGTGCTGCTTGTTCCTCAGCTTGTTTCATTTGATCAGAGCCTTGTTTTAGAGAAAGACCTGTACCAATAGCCCCTGCAGCATTTAAAGCCATTCCCCAAAAAAATTCTTTTTGTCTAAACTTAATCATAATCTAAATCCTCCTATAATTAAGTCTGCATATCTTGACCGGCAGTTTTAAGACCTTTTCCAAGACCTCTAGTAGCTGCAGAACCTAAGAGATAACCAGCTCCCATACCTAAAATACTTCCAAATGGTCCCCCTATCATTGTTCCAATAGTTCCTCCTAATTTAGTAGCTCCTAAAACACCACCAGCGATTCCGGCTACTTTATTATCAAGAGCTTTACCAACTCCTTCTGTAACTCCTCCAAGTGTATTTCCGGCAGCTTCAGTTAGTGCATTGTAACATTTTCTTTTTAATCTGTATCTTGCCATTTACCTCTTCCTCCACGATTTAATTCTTGATTTAATTTTCTCATTTCTTTTCCTAAATTACCGATTCCAGCTAATTCACGTTGAGAAGTATTCATTCTACCCAGTCTATCCATATCTGTATCATATTTTCTCCCTTTAGTGAAACCAAGAGCTGGGTTATTAGTATTTAATATCTTGGTTTGAGAAAATCTCTTTACAATCATCATGCATTAAGTAAATATATTTTATAACCTAATCCGAAGGGTAATATATTCAATGCATTAATAGCATCTTCGATAGATTTGAATTCTAAGACCAATGATCTTGATTTTTTATCATATTTGATAGCCTCTCCAAGCAATTCAGAAACTTCATAAGATAGATCAAAGGAAGGAGAGAATGAACCAGATAGATAGGGATATTGTTTATCACCGCCTTTACTCTTAAATTCTCTTTGCTCTAAAATTGATCCTGGAAATTCTGAATACTTCTTTTCTTTCTTTTTTCCACCTCTTCTTTCTTCAGGATTATCATTCCTAGGTCCAGAAGTGTCTCCTAAAGAAGTATTATTATTTCCTCCATTATTGTTATTATTCCAATTTGGATCACTATCTTTTGGCGCAAATATAGAATGACTTACGTTTAATTGCATATTTCCAAGACGTTTATCATATGTTTTACCTGGAAGTCTAACCTCATCTGGTAACTTTGCTTTGGCACCAATTTTTAGATACATTCTATATTTATCTTTTCCAAACATAGAAGTACTAATTACAAATCTTTCGATTACTACATTATTTCCTCTAAGAACAGGAATTAATGCACTAGTATCTATTACTCCGAATTTATTTCTATCAGAATATCGCATAAGTTTTACATAAAGACTTCTCATTGCATCATATTCTGTAAATTCTTTCTGTCTAAATTTAATCATGCCACAACTGATAAATTATATTTTGTAGCGAGAATTTCTATAATATCAAAAGCTATTCCTAAGTGATCAGTTTCTGCTGTGATTACTCTGGTTTCTTTATTAATATCAGTTATTCTCATTCTAAAAATATCTTTGATTAATTTTTGAGTATAATTGTATAATTCCTTATCCTGTACTTGAATTTGATAATATCCAGACTCATTTTTTATAAATGAAACTAAAACCATAGCCTTAGAATTAACTCTACTAACGCTATCTGCTTGCTCTGGAGTTATAATATTAGGCCGTAATCCTTGTTTCTTTAAATATTCAATAGCGTCCGGCATTAAATTTTGGATAAGGTATTTCTTCTTTCTAAAATTTATCATAACCCTTTGTTTATAATTGTTGTTTCAGTATCAACCGGAACTTCATAATGATAATCTGGATTATTTCGTTCAAACTCTATATTCTGAACTATTTCTTCTAGGAATTTATATCTATCATCAATTACTTCATAGAAAAATAGTTCACATCTGAATTGACATTGATAAGAGAAATTTGAATTATCATCTTGTTGATATGTCTGGTTAAAATCTTCGGTTATTCCTCCCCATTTTATTGCAGCTGTCCATCTTTGTCCATATCTATCTGATGTTTTGAATTCACAGAAATTAGTAAGTAATGTGACATTCATATATCTATTTTTAAAGTCAAAGAATAATGGCATATCAGTACTTCTTAGATAAAATTCAACTGGTATTTTATGCTGCATTACTTTATCATCAGAATACTTAGGATGATTATCTTTCACTGGAGTCTGAAGAAATTGATAAACAACATGTGATGTTTTAGTTAATGTAGTTTCTTTATTAATTCTAACTAACTCTAAACCATAATCATCTAAAATTTTACGTAATTCTAGAATAAATTGATCTTGATAATCTACAGCTCTTATAACATAATCATTATATTTCCTTCTTAATGTAAATATTGTTTCAGATTCAGATTCAAGTGTAACATCATCTGAACTAATTATAATTTTAGGAAAATTTCTTATCTCATAACAGCTTGGTCTAGGTCCAATAGGTTGAAGATATATAAGATTTCCAGAGTAAAACAAGAAATTTATAAACTCAGGATTTTTATAATCTCCTTCCGAAACTACTATTGTTGTATAATTATAGTTTTGGATAACTCTAGATTCTGAGTCATTTACAATAACTATATTAATAGTATGTGGATCATAAGTTAATTTTCTTAACTTAAGTCCATTTAATGTAACATAAGTATTTTTAAATAATTTAGGAAGTCCTGTAGGGAGCATGTCAATTCTTTTTTCAGTACACGGTATTCCTAAAAGATCTGATAAACTTCCAGAAGTACTTCCTGGAGAATAAGTTAGAGTGAGAGTAGATCTTGAAGTATCCTCTACTATAGAGCTTATTTGTCCTTCTTTTACTTGAAAATACCTACATTTATTAGAAGAGAGTTTAAGACCTCTGTAAATTACATCACTCATAAAACTTATTTTAATATTTTAAAATTAATTTTCAGGGATTAACTTCTTCCTTAACTATTAGCTTTATTTTCTGCTGCTAAAAATGTACCAGCACCTAATGCAGCAGTTCCGGCGGCAGCAACACCTAATCCTTTACCTATTCCAATAGTGCCTCTTCCCACAGTAGAAGCTAAATTCTTAAAACCTTTGTCATTTTCTCCTGCTTTAAAAGCTCCTTTTGCTGCAGTCCAATTTGCCGCTGTTTTGGCGAATGGAGAAAATAATCCAAAATTTTTTCTTTTAAGCTTATAAGTTGCCATAATTATTTCATAATTTTTCCAAGTGCCTGCATACCTTTTTGATCAGCTTTTGCATTAAAAGCTTGTTTTGTCATCTGAGATCCTGTTTTCTTTAAAAGTGCATTATCAATTTGTTTAGCTCGTGCAACTCCAAAATCCTTAGCTCCAGACATCATCATTCTATCTCCAACTTTTCCTCCAACAGCTTTACCAGCTTTCATTAGTCCAGTATTAGTTTTAGCCATTATGTTAGCACCAAATGCACCTTTTTTAGCCCCAAGAATGGCTGCACCTGCTGCGAGGCCACCTAAAGCTAATTTTTTCCCAGTACTCATTCCGCCTTTATCATCAGAATATAATTTTCTCTTTAATCTAAATGTACTTGCCATAATTGTAAAAATTAAAAAGAGAAGGAACCTTAAGTCTATAAGACCTAGGGAATCCCTCTCTTTGTTTAAAATCATTTTATTCTTTAGGGATCTGAGAGTTTAACGATCCAAATGATTTTTATGGTTTAATTAGATACCGAATTTGAAAGTAACCTTCTGTACCAATTCAGGAGCCATATACTTAGTACCTTCCTGATAGTAGATACCAGAAGCCATCTGAGTTGGGTTATTGTAGTTACCAATAGTCGGAGTATCAGTCAAAGGCATATAGATACCACGTGCAAGCGGAGCCATCTGACCATCTTTTGTTTTGTGAATTGCATAGAAAGTACCTTCACCCGGAGCTTCAGCAATATCAGTAGAACGAAGTACAGGAATACCATTATACCAACCCAACAGGTCATTGATATAAGTCATCTTAGTATTACGTTCCCATTTACCAATCATTCCACCCTTCTGGAATTGATTAGATGCCATATTACCAGCTACATAAGCAGTAACATCAACACCCTTAACAGCTTTAGTTGCCAATGCACTTTCAACATTAATCAAGTAAGCGTCGAACAAATCAACTCTAGAACGATAATCCATGAACTGACCAGTCATAGCACCCTGAGTCAAATCCAAGTCAGCCATAACGTTACCATTATAACCTTCTTCCAAAGTAGAAACCAATTTATAGTTAATTACCTTAGTATACAATTCACGAAGCTTAGTGAACAAGAAAGTAGCCATATCAGAACCAGTTGCTTTCTTCATAGCACCTAAAGCAGCAATATTATATTCAGCTACCAACATATCAGGTACAGTAGCCAAACCAAGCTGTTGCATCTTAGCGATAAATCTCTTATCATTAGCATGTGCGTTAGAAGCGCCGATAGTGTTACAAGGAGTACCAGTAACATCTTCTTTACCTACAATAGTGATTGATTCAGTAGCAGCATCACCAGCCAAAGCAGTAGCCAAAGTAAATTCTACACGACCATTCAAATAGTTGATAGTACCGTTAGAAATCTTACCAGCAACAGCCATGAAAGCACCCTGACCATTATCGATCAATTCGAATTTTTCAGTTGCAGTAGCAATCTTAACACGTACTGTACCAGGGATAATCTTACGACCAATCAAAGAAGAGTAGTCAGCATTAGTAGTCGGAGTAATATTCAAAGTAAAGTTACCCATAGCTTGAATATCCTGATAGTTATCCGGACCTAAGTTAGGAATAACAGAACGCATATCAGTTACACCCAAAACGTCGAACCAATAGAACAAACCATTAGGCTGATCAAAGTCACGTTCGATAGACATATAACCTGCGAATGAGCTTACATAAGAAGCTACAGAAGCATTGAAATACTGAGTAGACAGCAACGGAGTTTCTGCATAACCAGAGAAAGTCTTCTGCAGCAAATTACCTGCATTACCTAGACCAAACAAATCTTTCATTTCATCGTTACGAGAGAACATCTTAGCATATTCACGAGAACGAAGGTTAGCATCTTCTGCTGATACTGAGCTATTAATAAGAGCCTCCATCATTGAAGGAGTCTGCATCATTTGCAAATACTGTGTATTCATAATGTATATAATGTTTTTATTATTTTTAGTTTATGTAAAATGGTTTTTGAGGATAACCATAAACCTATCTATTTATATTTAATTACTTACGAAAACTATTTCCAGTCAACCATGATACTAGAGTATCATTTGTATCACTGAATTTCTTTTCTGAGAACTGAGCTTCCTGAAGATCTTGTTCTTGAGCCTGTGCAGGAGCTTGTTTTGCTTCCATAATTTGCTGAGCTGCTTCTTCTGCTACTGCTTGGATACTTTGAACTGCCTGAAGTGCTTTATCTTCAATAGCTTCAACACTAGTAGCACCACCTTGTGCAGGAGCAACACCTGCCGGAACTGCTACTTCCTGAGGAGCTACAGCATTAGGATCAGCTAAAGGAATTACAGGAGTATTAGGATCTACTTCTCCAGCAGGAACAGGAACTGCACCTACAACATCTGAGAAGAATTTATTAAGAATAGGATCTTCATAATCTCCTGAGAATTTCTTTTCTTCTTTATCAATAGAATGTTCTTCAAGTTTGTCAGCTTCTTCTTCTGATAATGGATGACATTCAATATCATCTTCACTCATAGTAGCCTTAGTAAATTCACCATTTTCCTTATCTTCTATAATTGCTTCTGTAGCTGAAATTGGAGTAATGATTTCTTTATCTGTTTCTACTTTCTTACCAGTTTCAATAGCTTTTTCTACTGGACAATGACCATCTTCTTCAGAGAATAGACGAACCATATATTCAGTAAATTCCTCACCTTCAGAGAAGAATTTAGTTTCTGCCTCATTACAGTAGATATCTTCAGAAAATTCTTTTTCTTCATGATTTTCAACTTTATCTTCTACTGCAATACTGTTTGTTAGATTATCGGCTTCTGCTTCTGAGATAGGATTAACATCAAGAACTTCTTCATCCATCTCAGCTTTAGTAAATTCGCCATTTTCTTTATCCTGTATAACTGCAGTCTTAGAATCGATAGGCGTAATAATTTCTTTATCTGTTTCTACTTGTTCGCCAGTTTGGATTGCGCTTTCAATTTCAGCAGAATCAGCCTCTTCAGAGAACAAACGAATCATATACTGAGTAAGTTCTTCATTTTCTGAGAAAAATTTAGTTTCTGCTTCGTCACACCAAACATCAGAGAATTCTTTTTCTTCTTCCTCATCTTCGTCTTCCTCTTCTTCAGAAACAACGATATGATCTGTCAACTCTTCTGCTTGATCTTCGCTTATCTTTTCAAGCTCCATTTCTTCACCTTCTAAACTAACTTTAGTAAATTCATCTTTATTTTTATCCTGTATAACTGCAGTCTTAGAATCGATAGGTGTAATAACTTCAGAATCTGTTTCAATCTCATCACCATTTTCAATAGCATCTTCAATAGCATCCTGAGTTGCACTAATACTATCTACAGATTCAGAGAAGAAACGACACATAAAGTCTGTATTATCAGCTTGGAATTCAGTTAAGTAAATAGTATGATCTGAAAATTCTGCTTGTTCAGGTTCTCCAAGTTGTTCATCTTCAACTACACCAAGACCATTCAAGAGATCGATAGCATATTCACGAGCGTCTTCGGGGTTATCAAAAATTCTAACTCCTGCTACTCCTTTTTCTGTTAAACTCTGAACTAATTCTTGAGCTGATGCTTCGTCATACTCTGGAGCATCTACAATAACATGATTTACTGGATCTACTCCTACTACAAACAACGGATCAAACTGTTCTGCTTCACTAAAATTCTTAGATTCTAGCTCAGTAACATCCATATCTTCACCATTAAACTCTACCTTTGCTTGATCACCTGTAGATTCTGACGTAACAACTACTTCATTTTCACCAGTTTTTTCTACTTTAAGATCACCTACTTTAGCTGTTTCTTCTGATTCAATAACTTCTGAGAATAATCTTTCACAAAATTCTTGATCTGAGAAAATTCTAAGAACTACGCTATTATCAGTACTTACAGAGAATTCTTTTTCTTCGCATTCTTCTACAGCTTCAGGACCTTCTTGTGCAGTAATTTCTACACTTTCTTCATGACCAGCTGCTGGATTTAAACCACCATCAGGAAGATTCGGTGCAATAACAGCACTACCATCCATATGACTTTCAACTTCCTCGTCAGCTGCACCTACCTGATTACCCGGAGTTACTCCATCCCCTTCCGGATGAAGATATCCCTCGATTTGTTCAGATTGTTCAGCTGGATACATATCATAAGTATCGTCCTCGTCGGAAGCTTTTTCAACGATAGTAACTTCGCCATTTTCTTTGTCTGTTACTGAAACTTTACCGTCACCGATATTTTCATATTTTACTTCTTCAGTATCAACAGAGCCATTAGCCTTAGCATCTTCAATATCTTTGGCTACTTGCTTTGCTAATTCTTCATCCTTATCCTCTACAGCTGAGAATAGGACTTCCATAAATCTTGTATTTTTCATACTGAGTTTTATAAATATTTTATTTCATTATATCAACTTGATTTCCTTGAATTTTGATTACTCCACGATCAATTAATATATCTATTATATTATCTGGAGCATCATCATATCTCTCTTCTAGGATCTTTGTAAATTCTTTAATTCCCATTGCAGAATTACCAAACTCTATCTTTAAGTCTCCAATAATTCCAGAATCTTTAATCCAATCCTCTACTTCTTCAGTGCTAGAGAACTCAACTTCTTTCATTTCTTCAAGTGGAAGAGAATGAGCTTTTTTAATTAGCATTATACCTTTCGGTCCTAAAGATCCTTTAGATTCTAACATATTAATTATGTCTTCCTTAGGTCCTTCTATTGGGTCTAAATCCAAAATCTTAGTCACTGATACGATTAACTTAGAGAATAATTTAGATTGTAAGAATGCAGTTTCAGGAATAGTAACTTTATTATCTTCATCAATACTAGCAAAACCTTTTTCAACTAAATCTTCGGCGGAAATACCAAATGCCTTAACAACTTCTGATTCATTTAAAGTTTTGCCAGAAAATTCTTTTAATTTTACCTCAAATTCGTTCGACGGTTCTGAAAATTCTTTTTGTACAGCGGCATTATTATCTCCGCCGAATAACGAACGTCTTGAGAATCCTTTTTCTACTTCTTCAATTTTTGATACTTCGACTTGTACAGCTTCAGGAGTATTTTCAGGACTTGGTGTAACTTCTAAAACATTAAATCTATTTACAGCTCCACATTTAGGACATAAGAAGTTAGTTGTAGTGGCTAAAGTATCCATAATATAACCACAATCTCTACACTGAATTTTCTTATATTCTGCCTGAGTTACTCCACCTGAAAATAACTTGCGCCGTGGAGAAATCGAAGAAGAGAATAATTTACGTCTTTCTACTTTCATAATCTTTTAACTGTTTTCTTCAGGGTTTTCTTCTTCTACTGGCTCTTCTTTCTTCGTACCATTCTTTGGCGCGAATATTTCCTCTAACATTGCATTAACAAAGTCAGAATAAGCAGCTTGAATTTTTTGATATCTTGCCTTAGATATTGCATTAGTTTTAGATACCTCAGACATAGCCATCTTATATGGTAAGAACAATTTTTGTACACTTATCAATGTATTTATAAAATTTATTTATAATTTAGACTATATCTTCTGTCTATTTTGACAGTTTATATACATAGTCGTTGAACAAATCACTTCTTTAGATTTATCTAAGTATGATTTGATGCTGATTTATCTCATTTAGATATTTCCAGCAATTCATATAAAAAACGCATATTATTTACGTACATTCTTACCTAAACTAGAAGCACCAAGTAATGTTCCTGGATTTTTTCCATTCATGATTTCTGGTGTAATCGACTTCATAATATCCAAAAGATCTGTAGTAAACAAAGACTTCATGATTTTAAGTGTTTCTGGATCCATCTTTTCAGAACCACCAGCTTGTTTTACTGCTTGCTTATATTCTAAAACAAGTAGACGAAATCTTTGGCGAGGGGACATCTTTCCAATTCTAACTCTCTCTTTAACTGTAGCAACTGAGAAATCTTTTTGAATAGGTTCTTCTATTACAGATTCACTAACGATAGTATCTTCTATTGAATTTATTTCAGAATTAAATGAAAATGATTTAGCTTTTAATTGCGTAAACTTTCCATTAATCTTAGAAGACTTTAATAAATCTCCCGAATCGAAGTTAGAAAATTGCTTAACTTTTATTTTTGTATCCTTATAAGCTTCAGGATCATACTCTATATCAAGTTCAGAGAATGTTTTTTCGCTCTCAGAACCATCAATTGAAACTATACCCGCATTTTTCCAAGAAGGGTTTAATGTAAGGTCAGCCCCTTTTAGCGCAACCATACGCTTTAAATAGTCACTTCCGCTAGAATTTTCCCAATATCCCAATTTTTTTTTAATATATTGCTTGCTATTAAATTTAGACTATATTATCCTAAAAATCTAGGTTCCATCTTTAGTCGTTGAACATCTCGCTATCTGCTAGATGATGCTGATTTGATTCTAACCTTTCCAGCATTTTATGAAATTTTCTTAAGAACTTATGAATTTCTTAAGTCTCAGTTAATTAAAGAACGACACAGGAAATTCCAATTTTGCAACCATTTTTAAGAAGGCCCTTTACTCTTCTGATTCTTTGTATAGCTTCATCGTCTAGGCCATCTTCGGAGAGAACCTCAAACTCCCCATAGCACCAGCCGTCATTTTCGAACCAAACTTTAGTTAACACATGTGTAGGTGAACTTTCGCCAATTAATAACTTAACCTAATTGATTTTAAAATCAATAATAGACTATATTATCTAAGAATTAATCGGTATTCTTAGTGTTTACTCTAGTCGTTGAGAAATAGATTTTATTATCTATTTTTGCTGATTTAATTTATTATTTTTTCCAGCAATTAAAAACATTTTCATAAACTTTTTATCTATGCCTCTCATTATTAGCAATAAAGGAGATCATCTTTCCCTATAGTCTTAGATACTGCAGGACCACCATTTTTGGCAGATGATAGATTTCTGGCTAAGTGTGTTAATGTTCCAAAGAGCTTTCTATCCTCTAAGGCTTGTTTAAACTCTTGGCTACTAAAGAAAGATTCCGCAACATCTCGAGGTATCATACTACTGTCAGATGCAGGTAGCATTGTCGAAAACAATTTTGCAATAAATTTCATATTTCAATTTAAATTTTATATTATTTTCCTTTTGTAGTTTCATATAAAAGATTATAATCTACTAAAGTACTTGGATCAATATTTTCAAAAACTACTTTATTTAAAAATTCAGAAACTCTTTTAAAAGAACTTATAGTGTAAGGAATTTCTACCAACATTATATTATTCTGTTTGCAATAAATTCTTACATTTTCATCTCTTCTTTTTTGGTCATCAAAAAGATTTTTATCATATTTGTGATATAGTGAAAAATATGTATAATGCTGAATTCCATTATATTCAATCCATATGGTTTTCCCACCATAGTTAATAATAAAATCAATCATAACATAATCTCTACACCTGCCCTCTATTCCACTTACTTTAGTATTCCACTTATAATCCAATATTTTATCTGAATTTTTATTAATCCAAAGCTCTACTAATCGTTCTCCCTTTGATTTAGTAACAGTACTAGGATCTGTAAGTCCATGATATAATAAATTCTCTGGATCTTGTTTAAATATAGTATTTGTTTCCAGATCTAAAATTTCCACAGTAGTCTTGCAATTGATAAAGTTAGATATTAACTTATACTTTCCAATTCCATAAATATTATCCAACCTATTTTGAAAGTCTTGATTAGAAAACTTTCTATCTTCTTTTATAGAATTAGTATTACAAACTGGACACCCACCATGAGAACTTTCTAAATGTGTTTTTGCTAAAACCGAAAAAGTTGTTCCGCACTTATTACATTTAAAAGTCATTTTATCAATTCTTCCAGTATATTCAGATAAATATTCAAAGGAATTTTCTCCAAACTTAGCTTTTGATTCTGTAATATAAGCTTCTGTTGTCTTTAATCTACTCGAATGATATTCTTTATTACTAAGCGTTATTTTTCTAAGTTTAGCAGCATAATACCTACAATTTAGCCCTCTTGAAATAAAATCTGAATACGTAGTATAGTATTTTTCATATTCATTATTATCATTTAAATACTGTAAACATATTTCATCTGTAAGTTTTTCGATTATTTTAGGTACTAAATCATAATTATATACTATGTCTATAAAACTACCCTCCCGAGATTTAATAAATATATCCATTAAATCCTCTTTAACCATAACACCCGTAAATACATAATCATTATCTAACAATAATTGATCTTTTATATAACTTTTTGTATTTGGTAATTTATCTTTATAATAAACTTCTATTATTTTATCTACCCAAAGTTCTGAATACATATCAGATGGTTGTAATTTAAGTAACCATCTATTTTCCCAGTCCCTAAAAGTTATATTTAATTTTTGTAATTTCTTAAAAACTGAATTTCTCATCTTTTCTAATACCCAAGTACCTAATTCTGGAACATACGTATAATAGTTTAATCTCCCACTATCATTTCTTCTGGGAAGTTTTACTCTCATTACTATTGGACAAGAATACTCTAAAGGTACTGGTAATAATTTAGTATCTATCATGAATTAAATTTTATAGCTTCCCGAGATATCAAACTATCCTTGTATTATTAACATGTCATCCTTAGTAGTGGAAGAGTAACTCGCGACTTTTACTCTTCCTAAAGGTTTATAATTCATGTTAGTAATTCCACGATATCTCATCGTCTATTTATCTAGGTCGAGATGACACGGCTCAAACGTGCGACTTCTTGGTCCCAAACCAAGCGTTCTATCTACTGAACTACATCTCGAATCTATTCTATTTATTCTTCTTTCTTTTTTCATTCCATTTTCGAATAGCTATTTTCCCTGATACATATGCACCACCAATAGGAAGTGCTGCAATAGTTCCTGCGATAGCTGCTTGTTTTGTTTTTCCAGCTTTTGCAAGTTTGGCAGCAACAACTCCAGGAACAATATCAGATGTTCCAAGAATTATAGCTTCATCTGGGTGTTTCTTTACATACTCCACCACCTTCTTACCAGTTTCTTTAGGATGAGTTACTGTATGTTCAATAGATTTTCCTATTTCTTTAACTTTATCAGTAACTTTACTAAATCTTTTAACTCTCAACATAGTTTTTATTAGTTATTATTATTTTCTTTCGTTGAACTATCCTGACTCGAACAGGAAATCCCAGAACCAAAATCTGGTGTATTGCCAATTATACTATAGTTCAATCATTTCTCCATAAAATATATTTTTGGAGTTTCTGATATAATTTCAAATCCAAGTTTCTTATATAAATTTATCGCATTTATATTTTTCTTTGATACTGTAAGTTTATTAGCCCCAGAAGAATTTATCAAATCAGTTGCTATTCCTTTTCCTCTATACCCCGGAGAAACTTCTAGAGCAATAATAGTATCTTCTTCGCACGCTATATATCCCACCAACTCATCTTTGGCTGGGTTTATTAATAATTTTCCAGCCGTTTTTCCTGGTGTATTTCTTGCGTGCTTTAACATATTCTCCTGTGACTTATATTTTTCTATATTTTCTTTGGTCCAGGGAAGTTCTTTATATTTTTGTTTTCGTAGTATTATCATAAGCTCTAAAAACCTTATATGTGTAATAATAAATATAGAAAATTATGAAAAATTTAAAAGTAGGAGATAAAGTTAAATCTCGTAAAACAGGATTTTATGGAGTAGTAACTGATGTAGATATTACTCCTAATAAATTATTTGTTAAAGTTAAATTAATGTTAAACGATAGAGAAGTAGAAATTCCAAAAAGCGTTCTGGATTATGTTACTCCAGAAGAATGGGAATTTGTAAAACGTATGGAAGAAAGAGATTGAAATATATCTCTTTTCTTTTTTTTCTGTTCCTAGGACTTGATCGAACAATAGACCACTTTCCTCTGGCCATCCTAGGAATTGATTATATATTATGGAAAAAGAATCTTAAAATATATTTTCCAACATGTTTTGAAGTTCTTTTTGTGACTCTTCTCTTGGATCCGCTGTTATTTTAGTAAGAGATTCGAGTTGTTTAGCTATTCCTGAAGAATATCCCATCTCTTCTCCTTCATCAATAGATAATTTTAAAGAATAAACACTAGAAGCTAAAGCATCCCATAAATCCTTGCTTCCTGGCTTAGAACCATCAGGATTATCAAATAATGGAGATATTGATGCTTTTTTAGGATGATCTACTTTACGTTTTGGACCAACATATCTTAAATCATATGCCTCTCTTTGTAATCTTTTATATTCAGGAATTTCAAGAAGTTCATTGTTTATTATATACTTCAAATAAAGAGCCGGTTCACAAGGAGTATTATCTGTAGAAATTCTCCCATTATTTCTAATTCCTTCTCTTTCACAATATTGAAGTATTTGTTTAGAAAAAGCTTGGTCAGCACTAACTATAATATTAAATTTCTTGTTAAGATCTTCTATAAACTGCTCTATGTGAAATAAACTCGTCTCTTGTCCTTCTAACCTAGATACACCTAAGACAAAATGACATTTAACCTTAGGAACTAAAGTACCATTTATATTTTCCCAATGATCAAAACTAACTGCTGCTATTCCAGTTGTATCATCTACTACACCTAAGTCAAGACCTAGCCATATAGAAGTACCTCTTGGAATAAGATTAATCATTTTTTCTACATGATTAATAATCCTATCTTCTTTATCATAAAAATCAACTGTAATAATTTCAGGAATTCTATTCTTTATTGTTGAACATTTAGATAAGTGTTCTATAGTACCTCCAAAAAAACTATCTGATGATCCTGTATTAATACCAGATTTATCTTGAAGAGCTTTAATCAAATCAGATTTAAATTCTCCAAATAATTGAATAGGTACATGTTCCACTCTATCAGGGTCTTGATCATCTTCTAATTTATAGTTCTCTTCTTTATCATTTTTATTTAATATTCTTGGAGGATATTTACCATCTCCAGTATAAACTGAGAAAGTTATTCCCCTTGAACGTTCGTACAGATTTTTTCTAACTTCATAATGAGAAGGTCTACAATCCCAAGTAAATTGAGGTTCTGCATTCTCAAGAAATATTTCAGTTGGACCACCTGCACCTCTACTAGAACTATCAATTATTAGATTTCCGGCTAATGTTAAACTTTCTTTTACATCAAAACGAGATGTAATACGAATATACGTACTATTTACACGTTCCATGGCTTTTTCTTCGTTAGGCCAAAAATTGACCTCAGACATAATTGCAAAAATCTTATAATATTAATATTTAAAATATTAAAATAGACTATATTATTTATTTCAGTACCTACTATAGTCGTTGAGAAAGGATTTTATTATTATATCCTTTTTGCTGATCTGATTTGATATCTTTCCAGCATTTTAAGGTATTTTCCTAGATAAAATTTATTTATTATCTAGGCCTCTATTTCAATTAAAGGTCTGTACCAAGTCCTCCAGCCAATCGTTCTATAATATACTTTTAATTATAGTTTAGAATATAAATTTAACCATTCTTATTCTGGTTAGTAAGTCTTTATTCGTTACACTAAAGAAATCTATTATCTTTAGTTCGGTATTAGAATTTTACTCCCTTCACCGAGTTTACTTACTTTAATTACTGTAAAATTTCTCTCACAGAAGGCAATTTTTTACCTCTAGGACCTGATGTTAGTATTCTTATATTATGTTTATGTGGTAAATTTCTAAAAAACGGACTTTGTTTTAAAACATCATCCAACATCCATCTTCGAAATTCAGCATTAGCTACATCTTCATCTCTATGGAATATAATGAAGCTAAGTGGTTTTTTACCTAATTTAAATGTTCTCCATGGATTAGATAAACAGCTTAATCTAGCTAGTGTATTTGCCATAGCTAATTTAGATACCGTAGATTTACCTATACCGCAAATTATTTAATATATTTATTTATATATTGCAGACTATATCATCTCTAGTTCTCTCATTCTAGAGTTATACATTTAGTCGTTGAGAAAGGATTTTATCATCCTTTTTGCTAATTAGATTTTATATTATCTTTCTAGCATTTTAGTATAATTATAAGCCACCGATATATTAATGGCTCCAGATAAACAGAGTAATGGTTTCGCTGTTGTTACTTCATTTGGAAAAATCATTTTTAATCCATCTTTCCAAAAAGGAAATATTACATCTCCATGATCAAAAAATTCTTGACTTCCTAGATAATAATCATCAGAATACAATCTTTCAATCGTAGGTGGTCTATGTGTGAATCCTTTAAGACGAAGAAAAACCATTATCTTTTCATCTTCTGTTAATGATGTATATTGATCCCTAAGATCTACTTTTGCTAAATCTTTTTCTATATTTTTAGTGGGATCAAAATGGTCTGTGAAATTAATCATAATTTTGATCCTTTCTCTTTTTATAATTTCTCAAAACCAGGAATATATAACCCATTATTTTCCCACCTAGCTTGTCCATTAGTTTTTACACGTTTAACCCACTCATTTTGTCCAGGTGCAGTAGGTGTTACTTCCAAAGATCTTGTTTTATGAGAATTATACCGTTTTAAATTCATTCTTTTAGCATCTAAACTACTAATTGAAGAATTTCCTCCTTTATTACTACTGCTGCTATTAATAACTTTCGGTTTCTGTAATTGATTAGGATTCCCAAATAAATCTCCTACAAACTCAACTTTCTTTCCTTTAGGACGTCTTTTAGTAAAATAACTTTTAGTTACATATCCATTACCATTAGGAGATATAAAAGAATTTTGAGCATCTTTAGTTACAGAGTGTAAATCTAATGCTGCATTCTTTGCTTGTGTTGCTATTTTAGAATTAGATAGTCCGGTAGCTTTTCTAGTAGTAGTTGTTATTATATTTTTCAATGGAGTTAAACTTGTTACATTAGTAATATTTGCAAACAATTTAAGTTTCATTCTAGTAAGACCTCCCCAATAAAAATCTTCTTCTGGGGTTGTCAAGACTCCATCATCCTTAAATCCAAGCTTCTCATAAATATGTCTAGCATCAGGAGATCTACCAGGCACTTCAAGAGTAACATATTTATAACCTTGAGACTTAGCAAATCTAATCAACTCTGTTAGAATAGCCTGAGAATATCCTTTACCTCTATAATCTTCATAAGTTTCAATCCACATTATATTTAATTCTTCTTTGGACTTTTCTATAAGATTTAATTCTGCTACTTTCTCAGAACCTAAGTAAATATCAAATGACGGTCTCTTATTACTCCATTCTCTAAGTCTCTTAATAAATTTTCCAAGAATATCTACAAAAGATTTAAATCTATTTATTGTGAGAGATTCTCCTGTTTTCTTACTTACAATTTTTATAGAATCTTGTAGAGTATCTAATTTACTAAATCTTTTTACTTTCATATTTATAATTTTATTTTATGTTGTGTGAGAGAGATTCGAACTCCCGAAAGCAAAGCTAATAGATTTACAGTCTATCCTCGTTAACCACTTGAGTATCACACAAACTTATTATTAATTAACTGGATAATAAAGATTTCGCTACATCAAATAAAATATAATCTTTCCAAAAGAATAAATCTGATTCATCTTTTTCTTTTCCAAAATGAATACGCACCTTATATTTACCTTCAAGTATACTAAAGGGAACTAATAGTATAATATCAAGTACATAATTATACAAGGCAAAGAAATCTACTTCACCTTTTTTATATAATCCAGATTTATTTTGAAGATTAGATTGTACGATAATGCTCCATCTTTATCAATATAGCCAGCAGTAGATTTAACCTGAATTTTATAAAGTATTCCTCCTATATCTGCAATTACATCATATCTATCTACTCCACAAGGTTTAGATGACATAATTCCAACTCTTGCTAATTGAAACATTGTCGCACATTCACCTACATATCCTAATAAATCTGAAGTTAATTTTCCATCAAATCTAGACAATTCAGTGGTACATTCCTTAGGAGGAGCTATCTTTACAGACTCTTCTACTTTTTCTTCTTTAGTAGATTTATCTTCTGGTTTTTTACCTTTGCTGAAACTAAGTGAATATTTCTTTGCACAATCTGAACAACAAAATCTTCCAGAACCAAAAGAACCATCATGCTCTTTACCACAATATTCACATTTTCTTAGTTTCTTTCTATCTGATACTTTTATCCCGTATCTATTTGCTGCTTTACGTATAGCTTCTCCAGTGCTTCCATCACCCCGCATAGCTACAACTTCTTTATAAGATTTTCCTTCATGAATTAATAATCTTATTAATTCTTCTTTGTTATATTTCTCTTTTCCCATAATTAATTGTTTTTTTTATAATTTTTCTTATCTTTAAAATTATTGCGGAGAGACAGGGATTCGAACCCCGGGTACCTCGCAGTACAACGGTTTTCAAGACCGTCGCAATCGACCACTCTGCCACCTCTCCTAAAACAGCTCTCCGTGGTAATTACGATATACCGACCCTTTGATTAACAGTCAAATGCTCTGCCTCTGAGCTAACGGAGAATATTATTTTTGAGCCTCTTGTCGGATTCGAACCAACGACCCCGAGATTACAAATCACGTGCTCTGGCCAACTGAGCTAAAGAGGCAATTCTGATTTAATTATGAAATATAAATCAGAAAATATCATAAAACTTAAAAGCCTTATATATGTGTAGTAGAATAAACGAGTGCTATTTCTTTACTACACTTTTTATATAGAAATAGTACTAATTACCTATGTCGTAGTAGGTATTATCATAATTTAAAGTAGAGATACATAGTTCGTGAGAATAGTGTATCTCATTTTTTATTCTATTCCATGTTCTTTTTGAAATAATCTCATAAAGTCTGCTACTATTTGCTTAGACTCTTCACTATTCAACTCTTCATTTCCAGATTCTTCTGCAATTTTTTTCAATTCAAGATCAGAACCTTTAACAATTATCTGACTCTTCATATCTTCTAATTGTTGAATAAATTGCATAATTTTTTCTCATATCTATTTTTAATATTTATTTTATTAAATTAGACTATATCATCTAAATTATATTTCAAATTTAGTTATACATTTAGTCGTTGAGAAAGGATTTATATTAGTAATCCTTTTTGCTGATTTATGTTTTAACTATCTTTCAGCATTTTAGTATAATTTTCTTAGTATTTCAACTAAGCCGCAGATATATTAACGGCAATAAATGAATCTTGTAAAGTCATTTGTGAACTATCAAAGAGTCTCATTGGATCGAGTATATAATCAATACAAAGACAAAGTTTAGAAATCATATTGAGAATTAAAATAGGTCTTATACTTTGAAATACCTCAGAAACATATAATTCTAAGATATGTCTAGACTTCGGATCTGCCACATTAACTAAAGTATTTGAGAGGCTTCCGAAATCAACATGAAGATCTATATTATATTCTTTATTATAACTAGTAAAGACTTCATTCAATTTATGAGTTAATTCTAGTGCTTTTTGTTCTTTTTGATTACTCGCAATAGCACTAGCATCCATAATAATATTGCGAGCCGTTTTAGGGAGTACTGGAGCTGACCCTATAATATTTTTTAGGTTTTTAGATACATCCTCTTCCGGCTGCAAAATCTCATAATCTCCCGGGTCATCAACAGCTCTCCCTTCTTTCCCTAAAATTTGTTTCTTAAATTCAGGGTCACTAAATGGGTTAACTGTTCCTATCATACATTTATTATTTTATAGTTCTCGCGCTTTACAACTATCAACCGTTTACTTTTTGCACCTAGTGCGATTAATCTTCGGTTGTAAAAATCTAGCGCGTTTGTTCTATAGAGGAGATTGATTACACTACCTCTATAGATTATTTCTTTTACTTCTTAGATCTCCATTTTTTAGCAAATTCTTCTTTTGTCATTTTTCCATCTGCTACTTTTACTCGATCTACTGCTAATTTTGTTTTAGTATCAAGACTACCACTATGTTTTCTAGCAAGCTTATTAAGTGCAACACCTGCTCTAGTACCAGCATAAGATCCTGCTGCACCTGAAACAGCGCCAATTCCGGCTCCAATAGCTGCACCCTTTTTACCACCAGCTGCAGCACCTAATATACCGCCACTTATACCACTACCAATTGCTGCATACTTAGCTGCCTGTTTTCCGTATTTATGAGATTTTCCATCTTCAAAAGCTTCAACAAATGCTTCGCGATCCTTCTTAGTAGTCAGAGCTTTATTCAACTTAATATTAATCTTATCACTAGTTGTAAGTTTTGGCTCATCATCTTCCTCTTTTTTTTTATCAGAGAAATCCTTTTCTTCCAAACTTTCTGCATCTTCTGCAACACTAAAGGTTCTCTCTTCCTCATTTTCCAGTGTTACATCAGTAGTAGAGAAGTATCTCTCTTCTCCTGTCTCATCTTGTAGTAATGAGAATACTTTACGTCTAATATACATACTTAATTACTGTTTTTATTTGATTTATATTTAAAATATTTTTTAAGAGGTTTTATTACCTTCTTAATTCTATCACTCTTTCGTTTAGTTACCCCAAGTTTATCTGTTTCTTCTAAGGTATCTACACTAGAATCAAGAGGATCAAGAATATATCTTGTAATTACCTGACTTGATTTTTGATAAGTTACACCTTCAGGGGCAGCTTCTGAATAACCGGAAAATCTTTTAATTTTCATTTTATATACGGTCTTAGTGGATCAAATCCTTTCTCTTCTTGTTCTTTAGAATCTTCCACTCCTTCTGTAAATGTCTTTTCTTTAATCATAATCTTACAAGTTTGTTTTCATTGATACTGTTGGCGTAGGCTTTGATTTTGTTTTGTACAATCCTATATTATTTACTTCCTGCCTACTATTCTGAGCGTCAATTTTCTTTACTTTTAATTGATTATCTTTTTGAGCTTCATCCTTTTTCTGTTCTAGTTTCTGAGTTTGATTGACTTGCTTCATTTCTTGCATTCTTTCCTCAGCTTGCATTCTCTGTCGCATTCTCTGAGTTTCTAGGATTTGACGTTGAAGTCTCATTTGTTCTATTTGCAAGTCCTTAGAAGTCATTTCTTGTTTAGCTAGACCAATTTCTGGAGACTGTTCTGGAGTGGGATCATTAGAAGCAAATAATTTACGTTTAATTATCATCTTCTTTGAATAATTTTAACTGAGTCCAAGCTGTTCTCGTTGTGCCTGAAGTTTTTGATTAAGAAATTCTATATACTGCTTAATCGTATCTTCATTTATTAGAGATTCTGTACTTGGGTCAATATCTTTAAGTAAGTTTTGAATATAACTTAAATATGATTCTGGTTCAATTAATGGAGTTGCTTGTTCTAAAGTTTGGAGTGCATTAGATAAAACTCCAGAGATACCTTGAACTAAACCACTAACTGATTCAGCTTCATTTATCTGATTGTTATACTCTACAGTTGTTTTCTGGAATATATGAATTTGAACTAAACTTGGATCTAAATCTTCATTATATATTACCTTATAAATACTACAAACAAGATTTACTATTGAATCTTTTATTCCTGAAATTAATGATGTTACTCTTGAATTAGCTCTTTCTGACTGTTGAAGTACTGCAATGATATCTCTATAATCTTTTTATTATAGTTTAGAATATAAATTCAACTTTTTATAAGTTGGTAAGTCTTTATTCGTTATACCTTAGATTAATCCTAAGGCTTGGTATTACTAGTATTAATAGTTTCACCAAATTTACTTACTAATAATCTAAAGAATTGCTTCTCTAGACGGCCAATTTATTAACCACTTACTGCCAGATGTTCCATCTAATATAGTAGATGGTAATCCAAGAGGAGAAAGAACACTATTTCTTACATAATCAAGATTCTGTATAAGATCTAAAAGTTTGTCTGTTAATTTATCAAGTGGGAGTAGTGAAGTCCTTGAGGTAATGGTACTATTATAGTCAGGAAAAACCTTAACATTTTGAGTTAATGCAGACTCAATGAACGAGGTGACATCGAACTGAGATGTGATGAATGAAGACAACTCATTCGTATTGTTTGCAAGTTTCTGTAATCGAGCGCATAATTCGTTCATTGTCTCTAGAGGGACACTTTTCGAATATTAACAATTATTTAGTTAAACTAGACTATATCTTTAAGAATTTATATATAAACTCTCTCTTTGTATCTAGTCGTTGAGAAGGTAGTTTTTACTATCTTTTGCTGATTTATCTTTACTTGATCTTCCAGCAATTTACAAAGTTCCATTAGATTTTATTTATCTAATCCGACAAATTTTAATCGGTATTTAATCCCAATAATTGAGGCGATGAAAGATCTCTTAACGAAATAAGAGATATCAAAAGCTCTTTTATAACTAATTCTTTTATCTTCAAAATACTTGAATAAAATAACGGTTCAGAAGCCATAAATGATTCTTTCCTAAGAACTTTATTTCTATTTTCTGATCCCTTATTTCTTCCTAATTTTGGCTTTTCTGGTTTAGACTTTTCTTTCCATCCTTCTTCGAGATCATTTGTAAGTCGAAGTTTAGGATTACTTATATATATTACCTCAGTACTAGGAATTTCATATAGATTTCCATCATCTCCGATTGCTAAAAATATATCTTCTATATTTCCATCCTCGTTCTTTTTCTTCTTTATAACTACTGCATTTGGATTATTAAGTTCTTCTGTTCTAAATACAAGATGACCTTTTTCATCTCTTTGAGTTTGAAGCATACTATAATAACCTCCATAAAATACATAGTCATTTATATGGTCTCTGATATAGTCAATTATTTTAATATCTTTTAGAAGTATATCATTTATTCTAGTAGTTACAGATTCATTGTTTGTAGAATCTTCAGGATTTAATACAGAAACTATTTGTTGGGTATCTTGAGATATAAAATTAACTACATAATCTGAAAAGAAATTTGTAGCCATCTTTGTAATATCTAAAAGATAATATGACCTAAGCTCTGCCATTCTATCAAGATAACCGGATAACCTAGAAGAAGGCTGTGAATTACCAAGTAAGGGCGAATTTCTTTCATTATCTAAGAATCTTCCATTTCCAGTTCCTCCAATAACAGAATACCCTCTTCCCCCACCTTTACTAAATACATTTGAACGTACAATTTATTTTAATATATTTTATTAAATTTAGACTATATTATCTAAGTACCTACTATAGTCGTTGAACTCTATTTTTAATCGATAAATAGAGATGCTGATCTATATTTTATATTTTCCAGCATTTTAAGGTATTTTCTTAAGATTTTATTCTATCTTAAGCCTCTACTACATAATTAAAGGTATACGTGAATTTCCAAAACTAATTCCTGAAAATAACTTTTGAAATATTGTTTCTGATTTTTTCATATTTTATATAATTTTGAATAATCTATAATAGAGTTTATATCCTCTCCATTTAAAATTACTCGATTTAATAATTGTTCTACTTTTTCATAAGTGTTATATGTATACGGAATTTCTATAAGGATGATATTATTCTCTTTACAATATTTTCTAACTTCATTATCTCTATTTAATTGTTTAAGAAAACCTTCATCTGTTTTATGAAAATAATCTACTTTCTTATAATGTTGTAGTCCATTATACTCTATCCACAAACAACAATTATTATAATTAAAAACATAATCTATTCTAATGTTCCTATTATTTAATTTTATAGAATATTCCCTTGTATAATCAATTTGATTTGTTTCTAACCACTTTAATACATTTAATGCGCTTTTTCCTCCTAATTTATTACAATCAGGACATCCAGATCCATAAACATGATCATAGGCTGTTTGTTTAAAAAACTTTCCACACCTATTACAATAGATGTCTAATTTTTCAATGGTTTGTTACTTGGAGAAATTTCCATTACAACCGGATAGGTGTACTTTAATGGTACAGGTAATAATTTATCATTTTTAGACATGTTATTTAATTATCACTTCGCGAGATATCAATTATTACGTAACCTTACTTAGATTTAAAGTGAGAGGATAGAGTAGCTAATTCTATCCTTTTCACTATTAACATGTCTAAATAAGTCTTTGCGATATCTCATCGTTGACTTTTGTAGTCCTAAGGAGAATCGAACTCCTCTTTCGAGAATGAAAATCTCGCGTCCTAACCGATAGACGATAGGACCACATTTTTAATAAGACTTCAAAGCCTTATATATGTTAATATAAGAATTTAATCTTCACAATCTGTGTTGATTAAATTTGCTACGCAGAGATACATGGTTCGTGAGAATAGTGTATCTCATTTTTTATCATTAAGGTATGTAGTAGAATAAATCAGTATAAGTTTTTTACTACAATAAAACTTGGAACTTATACTAATTACCTATGTAAGGTAATTTTATTATTATTATTTGTCGTAAAAGGCAGTACAGTTTGTGAAAATAAGACAGTATTATTTTTATCACTTCAAAGCCTTATATATGATTTAAAAAATTAATTCTCATTTTTTATGAGGATTAAACTTGCTACATTAATTTTTGTAGTAACTTGCCAAGAGATACATAGTTCGTGAGAATAGTGTATCTCATTTTTTTTTATTATTAGAAATATATAATAAACTGAATATCATTCCTTACTACATCCTTAAAATGGAATAGGTATTCAATTATAGTAAAAGTAATTTAAAATTAAAGATAGTTTACTTCTTTTTCATAAATGTAGTATAAGCATTCTTACCATACTTAGACTCGTAATCCTTTACTATATTTTCAGCACGTTTCTTTGCTTTATTTCTATTATATAATCCAGATATAGTTGATCCAATCACAGCCCCTGTAGCAGCTGTTTTTAAATTACCCATTGCTAATCCAGGCAAACTCCCAACAAAACCACCAATAACTGCTCCTGCGGCTCCAATCTTATTATGAATGTTTTTATCGAATTTTGAAATTTGATATAATTTAGAATCCTGCATAAATTTATTAACACCATTCATAATAACCCATTCACCATCTTTATACAAATAAAGATAATCTCCAGATTTTGCTTTATAAAGAGTACTTCCATCTTCCAGATTGCTACCTGAGTTTGGATTTATATTGTTTTTATGCCACTCTATATCTGGTTGAGTTTGAGAAAATCTTTTAACTTTCATCATAATATTATTAAATCATCTAAAGCAAATCTTTTTATTCTTCTCTTATTTCTCCAGTCATTACATCAACACTATTACCTCCTCGCCGAACATCACCAAATATATAAACAGGACGAGTATAAGATGGATGTAATGGATGTCTAAGAACTACATTTCTAGATTTAATAATCTTTTCTGCTTTAGCTAATTCTTGAAAAGCATCTTCTAGAGTCATACCTACATAAGGAGTTATAGATCTATCTTCAAGCCAGTTTTCATTGATTAGTTTAAATTCATAGGCTTCTTCCGACTCGGCCGCAACATTTACAAGAAGCGTTTTTCCAAGAGGTAATGAATAAACAATTACCATTCCAGAAACTTCAGGGATAAAACTATTATTTTCTTCAATTAGTATACCTTGCGCTTCATAGAATCTAGCGGCCGGATAAGAAGCCATAACCATAATATTTACAGCTTCAAGAGTTTTATTAAATTTCATATTTTATAATATTTATATTAAGTTCTATAGAGGAGATTGATTACACTACCTCTATAGATTATCTTTTTTATTTCTTTTTATGATCATATAACTTTTTAGCCCCGATCATCGCACCACTAGCTAAAGCAACTCCTCCAGCTATTTTACCAGCTTTTGTGTTCATTAATTTTTTAGCCCCATTCAGAATCTTCTTTGAGTCTTTTGTTGTTTTTTGAGCTACTTCTGCAACTTTTTGAGTTTTCTCAGCGGATTTCTTTACTGCCTCTGTAGAAACTTTCTTAGAACCTTTGGATGTCATCTTATCAACTACAACATCAGGCTTAGTTGACGTTGTTCTTACAGTAGTTGTTGTCTGACCACTTTTCTTAGAAGCAATTTTATGAGCAGTTACATTACCACCTTCTTTCTTAACAGTTATATCTCCTGCACCTTGATTTTTAATTTCAAGACCTCCCGGATTTGTCGCAACTGACTTTCTAGTTTTAGAGATATTCTTTACTTGTTGAGAAGCTTGACCTGCATTACGATTAGAAGACTCAACTGCTTTTTGTGCTTTCTTAGTAAGTTTCTGAGCTTCTTCCATTTTCTTCTCATCAACTAAATTAGCTGGATTAGAAACTATTTTAGCTGCTTTTTCTTGTGCCTTAGCTGCTTTATTTGCTTGCATCTCGGCATTGTGAATAGATCTAGCTAGTTTTCTATTCTGTTTTCTCTGTCTAGCACCGAATTCTCTTTGTTCTAATTCTTCTTCAGTTGGAATTGAAATACTAAAAATTCTTTCTTCAAGATTATCCAAAGTTACATCGGTCGTAGAAAAATACTTCTCTTCTCCTGTCTCACCGTCTTGTAATAGTGAGAATACTTTTCTTCTTATGTACATAATAATTGTTTAAAGTGTTAATTATTTTACCCCTCCCCCTTGTTTAGAGAGAATTATTAAGAGGAAAAGAGGTTAGTATAGATATTAGACGTTTTTATTTTTACTACAATAATTATCTGTTTGAGCATGACAATTAGGACAAAGTATTTGAAGATTTTCTAAAGAATTATTAGTATTATCTCCATCTATATGATGAAGTTGTAATGGTGCAGGCTTTCCATTCCATTCAGTTATACCGCAACATTCACACTTTCGTTCTTTTACACCTTCATTAAATAGCTTTTTCCTTAAAGAATTAGTACATTTATATGATGAGTTTTTTACTAAAACTTCACTTAATGGAAATCCTTTATCTATTTTTCTAAATCTATCTCCTACATTCCATGCACCTCCTGTAAAATGAGATGTATCTAACTTTAAAGAATCGATTCTTTTATGAATTTCTCTATAAACGCTAGTATTAATTTTATTATTATCTATTCCAATTGATCTAGCGACTTCTGCTATTGATAAACTATCCTTTACATAATCTGAAAAAACACTATCATCTACAGAATTTATTATAATTTTAGGTTTATTCAAATTTTTTGACTCTTTTTTCTTAGGAGATTTTTTCTTAGGTGATAATCCAAAACTTTTAACTGCCCTATATATAGATGATGAAGATACTCCATAAATATTTCCAATCTCTTTATAACTCTTTCCTTCACCTAAATACTTCTCTAAATCTTTCTTATTATACTTAAAAGAGTATCCTTTATTAAAAGTTTCATTAGAATTTATATCTCTTTTCTTAGGAAGTTCTATACCTAATTTTTTAGCCTTCTTTTTAATAGCACTTCCAGAAACTTCATATCTCCTACCTATTTCTTCATAGGATAATTTTTCTCCAAAGATTAGTTTTTCTAATTCTTCTTTTGTTACATTACTTAATTTACTTTCATTCATTTATATAAAATCTAAGTTACATCCCATGAATCATAAACAACATCTTATTAATTCTACTTAAAGAGAGCCCCGTCGAGCTCTCTATATTTTATATAAATGAATTAATAAGGAATCGATTCACATCGTTAACTTATCGTACGGGAAGAGGGTCTCGAACCCTCATGCTAAATTAGCATAACTTTCTAAGAGTTACTTGTCTACCGATTCCAACATTCCCGTAAAAGCGTTAAAAACCTAACACTATAACTACTCAATTTCCTTTATTCTGAGATAAAAGTACTAGTGTAAAAATTTTCAAAATATCCGATTTTCATCGCTTCTAAAATTAATCTCTTAATGTTTATTTGCATGATAAGCGGCTAGAGCTTTTTCAGCATCTTCACGGGTATCATAATGTGCATCCCAATATTCGGCCGGAGAAGTTTTCAGGCTAATAATTCTCCAGGCACCATTTGAATCTTTTTGAACTACTCCAGATTTTCGTGCCTTCTCTGCTATAGCCTGAGGTACTTTTTCTCGGCCGGAATAATTCTTTTGCCTGAGGATAATCATAATTAATGAATATTACCTAAGAAATCATTAAGAGTTTTTAATGCATCATTTCTAGAGTCTAGGTTAGAATCTCCAGCTTCACGTGCTTCTGTTTCGATTGCTTCTTCAGCTGCTTCAGGAACTATTTCTACTTCTTCTACTGTTTTATCAATTTCCTGAGATGCTTTTTCATAACCTTCTTGAACTGCTGATGCTTCTTGAGCCGGTTTCTTTTCTATTTCGGCTCTTTCATGGCTATACTCTGGACTTCCAGGAGCTGCCGCAATATTCGCAATTTCTTCTTCATGCGAATAGGTCTTATTTCTAAGTATAATCATAATCTTTTTATGTATATATGGTTAATTTTTATTTTTCTTCCAACTTCCTAGTTTTATATAGGACCACCAAGAATAATGTTTTCTGGTTTTTAAGTATTCCAGGTCTTTATCATTTAAGTGTGCTTCTTCCTCAAGACTAATATCATGATAAGCATAACCAAAGCTAAATCCTGAAACTAGGAGACATAATAACCACTCCAAGAAATACCATACATAAAACCCGATGTAAGCCATTTCCTTCATTTGTGCTGTATGTATCTCTTCATGATTTAAGTCTTCTGGTTTTATATTAGCATTCTTTCTTACAAATAAAATTCCAAAGATATTTACTGCTTTATAACCTGGAAAAGGAATAATATTATTTCTTATTATTTTCATGATTTATGTATTTACTTATATCTAATAATCCATTATCATACTCCCAATGATGATTAGGACATAAACCTATTAAATTAGAAATATCGTTAATTTCTGATATTAATGAATCCTCACTAAAATTACTAACTGCCTTTATATGTGCTACTTCCACATGATTAGTATATCCACAAACTATACATTTAGGATCAAGACAATTCTTAAAAAATATTTTTCTTGCTGAATTTTGAATATTAGATCTAGCGTTCTGCCAATTAGAACGTTTTTTAAATAAATCTCCTTTAGTTACAGATAAAATTGGTACAGTATCTAGTTGATTTTGTTTAAGATTTAAATTTATTCCCAAATTCGAACATCTTTTTCTTATTTTATCCCTAATAAATTTAGATCCATGTTTATTATATCCAAGTGAAACTAATATATCTTTCCAATTATCCTTTGTCTTGATAATTTCAATAAAATCATTATCAGATATGAGATCTAATTTACTATTATTAGAATTTTGTTTTTTGTTAGCTATATGAATCTGTTTTCCTTTATTAAAAGTTTCATTAGGATTTATATTTCTTCTCTTAGGTAACACTATTCCTAACTTTTTTGCATTCTTTCTAATAGTATTTCCAGATACTCCATATTTTTTGCCAATTTCTTTATAAGATAAATTTTCTTTAAAAATTAATCTCTCTAATTCATCTTTATTGTACTTATTCATATAATTAAATTTACTACTTCCCGTAATATCAATTAAAGTTCTTTTTTTTTATTAATAGAAGAGAGTCTTACTAAATCTCTCTTCTATATTTTTATAAATACAATAAAGAACTTACGATATCACATCGTTAGTATGTATGTAGCAGGAGCTCGATTCGAACGAACAACCCAAGCTTATGAAACTTGTCAGATACCATTTCTTTCATCCTGCGATATATTTTTTTATTAATTATTTTCTTCCTAGTCAACGAAGGGTATATAGGAATTTCCTATATCCCATAAATTTCTACTGTCTTTTACTTTTGTTGATCTTTCCTCTTTTCATACATCATTTCATAGTACTCTTGAGGAAAAGTTCCAGTCATACAGATATAATTTCCTGTTTTAGCAGACTGAGTAAAATACCACTTAACCGCTCTCTTAAGAGGGTTAAAGATTACTTTCTTAAAAATTGTTGTCATGATTAATTTAGTTTTTATTAGTTAAATTTAGTTGTAATTTATATTTATTTGTTTCCCCTGTGTGAATCGAACACACGTTATGGGATTAGAAATCCCAGGTTCTATCCGCTGAACTAAGGGGAAATTAACTAATAATCACTAAGTCGTTCTATAGAGCTAAACCAATAACTCTATAGATTATATTTTTATTCTTTATAATGCGGAGATGTAGAGTTCCGACCTCTAATCGTAAAACACGATCGATCTGCTTAGCAGGCAGTCCCTATTCCATTATAGGTTACTATCTCCGTTCCTATTATTTATCTTTCTTTCTAAGTTTCATTCCAGCTGCTATACCTGTTCCAATTAAACCAGCAGTCGTAGCTATTTTTCCAACTCTTCCTGTTCTTTTGGCGATATTTGCATCTTTATTAGATATTAAAGTTTTCTTAAGAGCTTTAACACCTGATTTATAGGCTTCATTATTTTTAGAGGTAGCTGCTTTATATACTTGATCTGCTTTCTTGACTTTTCTTTTGTGGAAAATTAGATCTAAAGCGCTTCCTGAATTAGTTTCACCACGAGCTACTTCTGCTTTAAAATTATTAGCTTTCCTGGTTGAATCAAGTTTCTTAATACCTTCTTTAAATGCTTTTTTTGCTTTCTTTGATTCCTGACTGGTTATATACTTCTTAGCCCCACGTCTTATTAAGTCTGTTGCTCCTACAGTTCCAGCTGTTCCGACTAGTGCAGTTCCGATAGCTTCTCCGACTTTCTTTGGAGTTTCATTGTCAGAATCAGAATATGTTTTATTTCGTAGTATTTTCATATTGATTTAATTTGTTTATAGTTTCCCAGTATTTTTCCCTCTTCTTAAAAATATTAGAAAATAAATTATTCACGTTTTCTTTGTTTTATCAGTCTCTATTAACTTACCTTTCTTCTGATATTTCCCTAAAATTTCTTCCCAACTCCAAGAATATACTCTAGATGGAGTTTGTCTAGTTCCAGTTCTATAAGTTCCAATAAGTTTTTCTCTCCCCAAGACTTTAACTGCCGCTATAAATCTGAGCCGGAGTTCTTGTAGATACCAATATTCATCAGGGAGAACTAATACCTTCGGAGATTCTATTATTCCAGGTTTTACTAGTGAATCGGCTCTTCCCATTAGCGGCTTGTATATATAATAAGTAGCTCCTTCTATGTTCGTATCCTCTCCCGGAACTGCTGATATTCCTGAAAGTGCTGATCCTACATCTGGGTACAAATTAATTTTCGGTTTTATATATTCTCCATCTAAGTCTGGTCTTGATGATATATAGAACAGATCGGAGACACTTTTTGTTTTTCTCTTTATTATCATATGAACATAGTATTTTTACAAAGAACTAAAAAGAAGAGGTCGGAGCTAAGTCCCGGGATACAAAATTAAGTAACCTACTTAACCCATCTCCGCAGCAACTTTAGCGCCGAACCTAATCCCTGAAAACAATTATTATCTTAAAAAATATAATATCGATTTCTTAGTATAAAAGGAAGAATCTGTGTCCATCTATATGTGAGAAATAAACAAATTATTAACAACTATGAAAAAGAACTTACTTAGTAGAAAACTAATCGCTATTAGTAATATATGGATATGAAAAACAAAATTACCACGTTTGGAAAGGAGGGAAGGACACAGATTCTCCTTATATTTCATGTATAAGGCTTATATTAAATTTAACCCTCAAAAGGTGGGTTATTTTTGATGTTTTTTACTACTTTTTACCCTAAAATGAGCCAAAATAACCCACTTTTATTTTTTATCTTCAAAATTGATGAAAATTCGGTAACTTATTTATGAAGACACAGGAGCTTCCCTTATATTACACCTCTAACCGCTACCGCTAGAGGTGTCTAAGGAAGAAACTTTGAATAAGATATATAGGAATAAACTCAGAAAATGAAGATATTTATAAAGATTTTATATTATTGATTTTCGCCTCTCCAAGGAGGCGAATCTAATCTAAATACTAAATGTATACTTTTTTATTATATATTATATTATATTACTATTTCCCAAATTGATCTGAATTTAAATCTACATTTTGCTCTTCTAATAACTTCAAACTCTAATTAATGAAAAAGGGAGACTCCTATGTCTTCAATTTTATGTAACTGGATTCTGTATTAGAATTCAATATTAATATGATAATAAACTTAAAATATTAAATAGTATGATAAAAAGATTAAATGATTATGTAGTTCCTAGAGGAATAAGATTTATATCAGAATTAGGAACAGACTTTAGATTTTATAAATTCCCAGTAAAGTGTATTATAAACAAACAATTACCTGGATGTGGATTTACTGAATATTGTCTTAGAGGACCAGAGAATGTAATACTCTGTTCTCCAAGAAAGATGTTATTAGAAAATAAAAAGGATCAACACGGTAGAGATGTTTATTTAGTAGTAAATGAATTAGAAAAGGAACTAACGGTTGATAAAGATTTAAATAAAGTAGATAAAACTAGATCTCAGGTATTTATAGATACTCTTAAAGAAGTAGTACATGGAAAAGATACAGTTTATAATAGACTAATGAATGAAATAAAAGATTATCTAAATGAAAGAAAATACCTGGGAGATAAACCTTGTAAAATTCTTGTAACATATGATTCTTATAGAATTGTAAAAGATATTCTAGAAAGTTTAGGAATATTTCAATCCTTTTATACTGTAATAGATGAATTTCAAACTATCCTACATGATTCTAAGTTTAAGTCTAATACAGAATTAGAATTTTTAGATATTCTTAAGCAATCTCATTCAGCTCTATTTGTTAGTGCTACACCCATGTTAGAAGAGTATCTTAATATGTTAGATGAATTTGATGGCTTACCGTATATTAACATGGATTGGGCTTCGCAAGATCCTACTAGAGTATTAAAACCATCTCTTAAGGTGTTAACAATGAAATCAGTAGGTACTAAATTACCAGAAATTATTCAGTCTTACAAGGATGGTAACTTTGAGAGAGCAGTTCGAATAGTTAATGGATATCCCAGAGAAATAATATCAGACGAAGCAGTATTCTATGTAAATTCAGTTAATCATATAGTTAGTATTATAAAGAAATGTGATCTCCAACCAGAAGAGGTTAATATTCTTTGTAGTAATACTCCTGAAAATCTCAAGAAAATACAGCGTAAATTAGGAAAGAAATTTACAATAGGAAAGATACCTCTTAAAGGAGTTAAACCTAAAATGTTTACATTCTGTACTAGAACAGTTTACTTAGGAGCTGATTTTAATAGCTTATGTGCAAGATCGTTTATATTTAGTGATAGTAATATTGATAGTTTGGCTGTAGATATTAGTGAAGACTTACCTCAAATTCTGGGTAGGCAAAGATTGTTTGAAAATCCATGGAAAAATGAAGCTACTTTTTATTACAGATCTACTTGTGACTACAGAAAAATTAGTCAGGAAGAGTTTGATAAAGAACTTGAAAGAAAAAAGAAATCCACTAATAATTTATTAAGATCTTTCGAATCTGCACCAGATGATGCTAAACATGATCTTGCAGAAAGATATCAAACTTTAGCTAGAACTCAAAATTATAAAGATGATTATATAGCTGTAAATGAACATCAGAGATCAAATTTAGTCCCAGTTCTTAATAATCTAGTATTAGTAAATGAGATTAGAGCATTTAAAATTCAACAAATAGATTATAAAGATAGATTTACAGTATTTTCTACAATATATAATACATTATCTCCTGATGATATAGTGAATCAAGAAGTGTCTAGATTTTTAGAGCAATACCAAAAGTTTGGAACATTTAAATCTAAACTTAAATATCTTTGTGAATACAGTTTTAATGATGCTATGACTAATATAATATTAGACCAGATAGGAGAACATGATAATATTAAATCTTATTACTTAGCACTTGGTCCCGAAAAGCTTAGAGCTCTTGGATATAATAAAACGTATATAGAAAAGGAGTTAGGTATAGTAACATTTAGTCAAGAACTTCTAGAGTCTAATATATATTCAGAATTTAAGGTTGGGGATAAAATAACATTATCTGATATAAAATCCAGACTTGAGGTGTTATATAAATCTATTAATTACGATGCTACACCTAAGGCAAAAGACTTAGAAAATTACTTTAATGTAAAAGAATCTTCAGCCAGAGTAGAGATAGATGGGGTTAAGAAGGTGGTAAAGATATATAATATAATAAGTAGAAAGGAGGTGTGTTAATTATGTTTGATAAAATTAAATCAGCTATTTTTAAAGCTACTCGGAATACTTTATCAAGAAAAGATCCAGAGATAGTAAAGTGGAATAATGAGATGGCAAAATATGAAAAGAAATTCTTTAATGAGTATTTATCAGATTTTAATGAAAGTAATTATGAATTCTTAAAATTAATTTCTACAGATAATCATGATACTCAGAAATATTCTACTTCATATGAAAAATATCAAATTATTGAAGATTTTAAGAATCTCATTAAGGGAGATAAAAATGATGCTATAATCATGACGGAATTAGTTTCAGATCCTAGTAAAAGAGGTGAACAACTTATGAAAGATCTAGATAACTATAGGAAAAGATATGATGAGTTATTTAATGATTTAGAGCTCTGTGCAATGATTTATAAGGATCCTCTTTTAGGAGATAAAATAAGTAATTGTGTAGTGTTGGATATCTTTTTACATGGGCCTGAAACAGAAGAACTTGAAAATATAAAAATTAAACATAGAATTTTATTATGATCATAAGACGTAAATTATTTTCTAAAGAAGAAAAACAAGAAAGAAGCAAATCTGATATAACTTCTGATGTAACCGTTGGAGCAGGAATGGGTGCTTTGATAGCAGGTTCTGGGAGATTATCCTATGAAAAAGCATTTAATCCTCAAAAAGAGGTAACAGAAGATTCTATAAAGAAATTATATCGAAAGAAAAGTAACCGAGATACTGATAAATTAAAAATGAAGCATAGATATAGTAATGCTAAACAGGCAGTAAAAGATATAGTTACTGGAAAGAAATCAGATCTTATTGAGAAAACTAAGAGAAATGAACATCAATCTAAGGAAATAGGTTTAAAATTTCTAGATAATAAAAAGAAATTTTTAGATAAACCCTTAGAGGAATTAAACGAGACAGTTAAATCTGGAAAGAAATTATATAAACCAGTGAAAAAAGTTGGAAAGTATGCAGCAATTGGAGCTGGAATAGGAGCTGTTTACGGTTTAGGAAATAATCTCAAGAAACAAAGAGATAAAATAGAAGATGCTGCAGGAGATAGAGTTGCAGAAGTAATTAGAGGAATAGGTAAGAAAGGAAGAGCTATAAATTTAAGTAGAGTAGGTGGAAAATCCTCAGAACTTAAAACATTCAAAATAACAAGAATTACGCCAAATAAAGATAGTAAATATAATTATACAATTCGAAACTCTAATTAATGAAATAAAATAATAATAAAATGAAAATAGTTTATCAAGAGAGTACAGAAGATTATTTAGTTGAAGTAATAATTAAAGAAAAGAAAATATATGTATTATTTTTAGATCGAATGAGTGAAAGTGTAAAAAAAGTATTATCTTCTAAAAACTTTCATATATCAAATCTTTATGATTCCATTTACTTATTTACTTTATCAGACCTAGATCTCTATAGAAAAGTATTAATTGGTGTTGAAAATATTTTTTATTGGATTTCAAGAACAGGTAGAATTGATAGTTTAAAAAATTTTATGAATTTTATTGGAGACTTTCCTGTTTATGGCTATCCAAAACAAAAACTTAAAAACTATTTTTTCAGAAATCAGAAATATTTTCAAATTAATTGGTTAAAAGCTCTAAATGATAGTAATAGACTTCACAATCCAGATTCAATAGATTGTACTTTCAGGTCATTACATTTAGATTATTTTTGTTATTTCATTGATAAAGATGGATATGAACAAGTAACAGAGATTATCGAAAATATAGATCAATTGTTATGTTATTCTGAAGAGTCTTGGAATTTAGGTGATAGTGATGAGGTAGAGAAATTATGTGAATATTTTCTTTCTAATCAATAAAAAGGTACTTCCATTCCCTTGAGGTTCTTATAATTGAAAGTAAAAATACTCCTCTCAGAAACACTAAGAATCTTATAGATGTGAGAGGAATAAAATAATCTCAAAAAAAAAGATCCGCGTATTATTGTGTTGCGCGGAATTATATACAAATTTTATATTATATTTTAACTAACATTTATTTTTAATTTATTATTTTATTTAAATTATGGGAAATCGAGTAGATGATTTTTTGAGTAAATTGGCAGCGCAAGCACCAAAAGCAAAAGAAAACAATTTTGAGCAGAAAAACAGATCATTAGAAAAAATTTATCTTAACTTTCCAGGAAATTTTGGTAGATATCAAGTATTTCCGTTGGATAGTGTAGTAACTGACTTTCCGTTTGTTACTTTATTCGGAACTCGTGAAATTAATATCCCTCGTAAAAACATGGCGGCGGATGGAACTGAAAACACTTATAATGCGTGGATTAAGCTCCTACCGAAAAGTGCTTATGTAATGAAAGATATGACAGGTAGATTAGTTTCTTCATTGACCGCCGCAGATGATGAATTATTATCACAAGCGCATATGATCTTTGATGAACTTTATCGAGAACTGGATGCAAAGAATAACCGCGACGAATTAACAACAAACTTAGTTCGGTTGAAGAATTATACTATCTTCCATGCATTCTGTCTTAATAAATGGGATCCGAATGAAAATCGTAACCCTAGTCGTCAGAATTTTACAGCATTGTTCGTTGCGACAGCTAAAATGTTTACATCAGTAGTTGAAGATAATATTCAAGAAAAATCTTTGATGAAAGGTGGAGATAATAGCTGGATTTCAGAAGTTTATAATCGTGATGCTACAGGACGTTCTGGATTCTTGATGTTTAGTATCGGAAAGAAGAAAGACGGAGCAGCCGGATTTGCTATTACTGCCACACATGAAGTTGGTAATGAGAACTTTAAGTCAATTCAGATTTCAGAAGAAGATATGGAATTGGCTGCAGATCCATTGCAATCATTTATGTCTTGGCAGGCTAATAGAGATAACGATACTCCTGTTGGTCAGAAACGTTTATTCAATGCGACCTTGATTAAAGAGTCTATTGAATATATGTCAGAAATTTTAGCAAGCATCAGACTCGCTAAATCTCAGGGAAGTGTAGATTTTAAAGAAGCTGTTACAAGAGTTAATAATGAAGTTCTTGCAAAACAGGTTCCGACAGATAAAAGTGGTTTTCGTCAGACAAATGATCCGATGTTAGCTTCTCTGTCTGGAGGTGGAAATTCTGCACCTCAAGTTGATCTGAGTAAAAACGATCAGGTTTTTCAGACTCCTCCCGTGTATCATAGTGATCCCGTAACAGCCAGCCCTGTAAATCCAGGTAATGGTGGAGGATCTCCATTTGGTGGTGGGCAACAGCCACAGTGGGGAGGATTTGGACAAGGTAATCAACAAGCACCTTTCCAGAAACCAAACTTCGGAGGTAATAACGACAGTGACTTGCCTTTTTAATGATCTGAAAAGGAATAGTATAAAATAATAAAACTAAAAGGTAGAAGAGATTTTAACAGATTTCCTCTACCTTTATTTGTTTAAAGTTGGAAATAATAATGAATAATAAACAATATTTCTACTGTTTCCTGGATTTTTCACTAATTTTGACAAGGTCCCTCTTCGTGATAAGTAAAGGAAAAGACATCGGAGAATATACGGCCGGGGAATTAATCAGAACCTGTATATGGACGATCAATAAAGTTCTTAGGGATTATGGTATTAGTGCTAGGAAAGTGATTCTAGTTTATGATAAGTGGGATGAATCTATAGGAGGTTATTATACATCTTATCTTTTAGGGGGACAATATAAAGACACAAGGCATTATATGGATGAAACGATTTTTGAGGGTATGAAAAATGATCCGGCCGTTTCTCCCGACGACCTAAAGAAAGCTGCATGGGAATTGTATCAAAATCAAGTAAAACAGACAGCTAAATATACAATGATCTCTGAGTTACCTAGATTTGGAATCGGAATGCTTGGGAGAAGTGGCTGGGAAGCTGATAATTGGGCTTATCTATTAAGTTGTGAGCTCTATGGAAAAACAGATCTCCTTAGTCTTTTTGTTACTAAAGACTCAGATTGGATGTATTGTTTATCACCAGCTACTCAATTATTTCGTCTCCCAGGAAAAAATGAAGAACCTAGGATAATAACCTATGATGAGATGTATTATTCAATTCCAGAATCAATTAGAAATGCTGGAATCGGATTATATCAATATCTCAGCCTTAAAGATAGTCTAGGGTATGGACATAATGATCTAAGAAAAACTGTAAAACCTAGAATGAAGTCTGAAAAAGTAATCTTAGAGGTTTTATCAGGAAATTACGAGAACTTAACAGATCTAGAACTTTTTGAAAAACAATATAAAACTTTCGATATATTCAGTTACCCAGGGATTGATGAAGCTAGGGATATGATTAATAATTATCTTCCAGTATGTGGTTCCCTAGGAGATGTTTCTGAATTTAGAATGTTTTGTAGAACTCATAATATCCCAGGAATTTCAGATAGTTATTATTCAGAGTTCATTGGGAGATTAGATCAAAAATTATATTGTGAATAAAATGAAAGACATTGTAACCCTACGTGGAATAAAATATAGCTATGATGAAAGAACTGGCCGAATATTTAAGGAAGGCCAAGTTTTAACATCATCACAAGCAGAACCGGTTTATAGTTACCTTGGAGATAGTTCAGGGGAGCCGGTTTTTGGAGGGATATTACTTAAAGATACAGGTTCAATCTTAACTCTTAATGGTAAAATTTCTCCAGTAACAGATCCTAATACAATAAGTTAAAAAAGAATTATGGCAGGATTATTAGGAGGAATTCTTGGAAAATTGACTGGAAAACAACTCTCAATCCAAGAAATTATGAACATCGACCAAGGAAGAAAAGATAAAGCTTCTGAATGTGTAGTGAGATTGACAAAAGTATATCATGTTCTCAAAGAAGAGTCGATCATGGATAAACTAAGATCTGTATTTTTTGGGAAGACTGTACTTAAGATTTATTACTTAGTTTTTAAATTTGAAGTAACGTCTAAAACAGGTAGTACTTATAACGTCATAATTCAAACTTCCCCTGACTATGATATACGTGGATGGAAGAATTCGAAATGTAAAGTTTATTGTGAGTGTAAAGATTTTCAATTTAGATCGGCGTATCTTTTGGGCAAGAATAATACGCTGTTTTTGTCGGATCGTATAAAAATAAAACTCGGTCCAGCATTAACTCAAGCGCCCAAAGATAAAACGCCGACAACTCTACTTTGTAAACACTCTATGGCAGCTTTACAGTATCTAGTGAATAATTACCAAAATATAATGAAAACTATATAAAATTAATGATAGAATTAAAACCTCATTATAGTTTGTTGTTTATAGATAATAGAGATACAGAAGTAATATTAGCAAAATATACTGGTTCATTTAAGTTACCATCTAATATTACATTTACTAGATTAAAAAATCACTTAGTTATTTCGATTGATATCAAGTGTCATAGTTCAGAATCTGATGAACTCAAAGCAACATTATTTGAAAATAGATTTAATATTCAAAGTTTTATTGGTTATAAGATTAATAATGACTATTGGGATATTATTTACCAATATGGTTGTTATAAGAGTTATCAGTTTTATGTAAATAGTGAATTTGTTGTAGAATATATAATGACTAATTATTTTTGAAGAGATGAGTAAAATATTAGCAATTTCGGATATTCATATTTTTGATTATCCACAAAGAAATTCCTACGATAAACAACGTTTAACTCAAGCAAGAACAGTAGCACAAAATATTATAAAAGCTGCTACAATTGAAGGAGCTGAAAGAGTTGTGATCGCAGGAGATGTTATCGAAAAATCAGTTCTCCGACCCTATGTTCAAGCAGAAGTTAAATTATTCCTTGATACTTTAATGAGTTTCTTTAAAGAGGGATATATAATTTGGGGGAATCATGATCAAGATAATAAGTCAGTAGATTCTGAACTTATTGATTCATGTCTTGCTGTGATGTTACCCCCTAATCTATATTATGCTGATCAGAAAGAGTTAGTAATTGATAATTCTAGAATAGCATTTAGTAACTGGAGACCTGAATTTGATCTTTCATGGATTTCAGGACAAGTAGATGTTTTATTTACACATGCTACTATTAATTATGGTGGATCAGATAAAATACAATCTCAAGTTCTGGATGAGTCTAAATTTGGATTAGCTATTTGTGGTGATATTCATAGACCAGCTCAGATTGGAAAATATGTTAGTATAGGTATTCCACAGAAATGTAAAATGTCTGACTATGATAAATCAACCGGAGTTGTATATGATTGTGTATCTAAACAATTTAAATGGGTAGATCTAAATCCAGACGATAACCTTATGAAGTTTGTTTATACACCTATCAGAGAAGATGAAGGTTGGAATCAAGGAACTGGAACTTGGAGTGTGTATAAACCAGAAAACTTAAGTATTGCTGGAGGAGTAAGAGATATTAAAATTCCAGCATGGGAAGAAATTGGAAACTTGATTGATAATATTATAATAGAAAACAATCTTCAAGGAATTCATTCTGAAGTTCTTCGAAATCTTAAAGATGTAGATTCTGAAGAAGTTGATTTTGGATTTACTCTTCTTAGATTATATTGTAAAAATTGGAGAAGTATAGACGAAGCTGATATTTACTTTGAGGATGGTGATAAGATCTTGATAACTGGAAAAAATGGTTCTGGAAAAAGTTCTTTGCTTAGTGCTCTTAAATATGCTTTCTTAGAGTGTAGAAATATTAAGGATTATTTACAGTTCGGAGAAAAAGAGTGTATCTTAGCAGTAGAATTTATGTATCAAGGAAAGAAGTGTAAGATTCAGAGAGGTAATAAAAAATATGGATGCTGGATTGATGATGAACCTCTTAAGTATAATAATAAGAAAGAATTCGAAGAAGATATGTATCGTAGATTTCCATTTATTGGATATATGGATATTTTCTTATTTGATTCAGACCATCATAAATTAATTGGAAATATTACCCCTGAAAGAAAGTCAGAGATAATTAGTAAGTTCTATAAAATGGATAGAATTGATGCTTATAATAAAGAAGCTGGAATTCTTTTAGATCAAGTTACTAAATCCTCAAGTGTATGGAATGAAGCAATTAAAAAGTCAGAAGAAATCTTAAGATATATAGATACTAATCTTTCTAATATTCAACTTCCAGGACAAACAAAAACAGAACTCACTCAACTAAGATCGGAAGGCTTAGAATTACAAAGAAAAAATAAAGAATGGATGAGTTACTTAGCTGATTCTGGAAAACTTCAAGCACAAGTTTCTCTTTATGTTGAAACTTTGGAGAGATTAATTAAAGAACAATCTACTTACAGACATCTTCAAGAGATAGATTCAGAGATTGCATATTTTCAGGCCGAGGTAGATAATAAAAATCAAGAAATATCACAACTTCGAACAATAGAATCTGAATATTCTTTAAAGTTGGATAGATATAATCAGGTATGTGCAGAAGGAAAGAAAACAACCGCCGAATTAGAACGCCTCGAAAAAAGTAAAGTGTGTCCTAGTTGTGGTCAGGCTTTGAAAAATACAGAATCTCTAGACCGTCATAAACAAGAAATCCTAGGAAAACTTGAAGAACTTAGATCCGAGGCTATAAAAATCGGCGATGAACTTAGAGGAATGTCTGGAAAAAAACAACAGGCTGATTCATTAATTTCAATTGCCTCTGAAAAAGTTAAGACCTTGGGGAATCAAATATTTATGTTGATGTCTGAGAAACAAAAAATTACTAAGACAGCTAAAGATATAGAAAATACAGAAGTTCTCTTAGAAAATTATAAGACTCAATTAAATAACTTAGGAACACCAGAAAAAGTAGAACTTCCTGATAACTTTATGGAAATCATGAGTTCGATCGATTCTGGAATAAAAGCTTGGACGGATCATGAAAGATTAATCCAAGATAGGGCTGTAGAAGAAGCAAATATTTTAAAGGCACAATCTGAGTTAGGATTAATTCAGAATGCTTTAGTAGATCTTAAGGAGTATATTAAGCTTACAGGACCTACAGGAAAGATTTATGAAGAAATTATGACAAGACTCGCTGAACAGTTTACAGATAATCAAGTTAAATATTCAGTAGATACATATAATTTCAGAAAGAAGGATCATCTTGACCTTACTAGTAGGTTTAATAATAATGGAAATTATGTCTCTTATGATGCATGTAGTTCAGGTCAACAAACAGTTTTAGATATCAACTTTCTTAGTAAGATAGTAACTAGAATGGGACTGCTTATTATGGATGAATTTTTGAAGCACTTAGATCCAGAAAATCATGATAACTGTATAGATATGATTAGTAGTATGAACATTGGATGTATTATGATCTCTAGTCATATGGAATCTATTACTTCATTTAATAATAAAACTTGTAGACTTGAATTAAATGACTCAGGAGTTACAAATATCACAATAAAATAATTTAAAATATGATGAGTGAAGAAAAATTAAAAGAATATTTTCTAAAAGAGGAAATATTTAATGGGTTTAGTGATTTTTCTGGATATAGAGTTTTAGGAACATTTCAGTCTTCTCCAAAATATGGTACTTTAATTTCTAGTGGAATAAAGATTTTTAAAACTGAATCCATTGCTTGGGTAGAAGAATTTAGGATAGGTATTATTCAAAATACAGGAGATTATTTAGTTATAGTTTCTCCCGAATGTCCTGAGGTATATTTTACGATGCCAGAAGAAATTATAGATAAGATTAAAGATATTTATAATGATGCTGGAGACTATATTAACCTAGACAGCGAAACATTACAAAAACTTATGGAAGAACTGAATGATGCAAATAGAAAGTGGACAACTAATCCAATTATGACAGATCCTGGGAAGTTATGGTACTATGGTGGCTCTTCAACTAACCCATTTGTTCCATATTCTCAGGTATCAACAACTACATGTTCTTCAGATTATGTTGTATCTTCTGCATCATCACAAATACCAACTAATATAAATTCCAATAATACTAATACTTATGTTACAGGATATAACATATAATATGTTAGAGTTTGCAGATGTAAAAAATCCTACAGACTTTTTTAAAACAGGGGATCCAAAAGAAATGATACCTTTACGAACTCTTTATAATAATACAAGACTTCTTTGGGGACTTGGAGCAGATCAGATTCTTTTAAGTGTAGCACAAGGTCAAGCAATTTATAAACTCGCCTTGTTAGTAAAAAATAAAAGAAGTATTTTTGGATGTTTAGTATATATTCCAGGTCAGAAAAGACTCGATTTATATACGTCTGAATCTCCAGAGATACCACTAATTCAATGGAAAAGACAAAAAGTAGTGAATAAAACTTACCCACTGCTCCTTGATCTTGCTGGAATTGAAAAAATGTTCTCTAGATTAATTACTATTTTATGATATTTAAAGTAGTTCGATCTAAGTATTCATTAAAAGTATCTAAACTAATAAAAGTCTATAAAGGAGCTTTTAGACTAGAGAATTCATTAGATGTAAATCTATTCGATTATAATAAATCTTGGGATAATCTAGTAGGAGATGATAAAGTAATTACAACCGCTGAATTAATTCTTGCTAAATTTCCATTAAGTATTTGTAAAAAGCTTACTAAAAATCTTATCTTACTTAATAGAAATAATTTTGATGAATATTCAAGTTATGATGATTTTGTTGATAAAAAACAATCTAAATATGAAGTGCATAATGCTTATGAATCTAATCCAAAAGCTTTACAATTAATAGATATTTCTTTAGAAGATTTATTATATAATGTAAAAGATCTAACCAGAAATAATTATATTGTTCAAAAATCATTATTAGAATTGAATAAATAAAAATAAGAGAAAGACTAGGAAATTAATCCTGGCCTTTCTTTTTTTCTTGTGAATAAAAAAATAAGTTCCGATCTTCACAGACCAGAACCTATATAATTCATGAGTTTAAAAATTTGTTGTGTTTCTATTTTACATTCACATATAAGGTTTTCAAGCGTTTTCTTTGTTTCACTTTTTCAGTAGTTTTTAGAATCCAACATAATACCTCTTTCTCTAGGGATTCTTGATTTGTAATCTGTTTGTGTTGAGTATATACAGATTTATCTTCTAAAGTAATAAATGCTAACTCTACTCCATAGAATTTTTCATATAAGATAATCTGTTCAATAGCTGCTCCAAGAAAATGAATTGTATATATCTCACTCGTTGAACCTTCTGTTATTCTAACTCCTGAATCTGAATTTTCGGTTAAGTAATCTAAAAACTCTTTAATGGATTCTTTTGTTATTTTTCCCATTTCTCATCTGGTTTTAAAACTTTTATTACTTTTCCATAAATGTTCTTAGTCCAACCATTTATATGTCCGTGATTATTCCCTATCTGAGCACCTTTAATTGGATCTATTGCTTTAATTAAGTGTGTAAAGAATCTTCCATGAACTTTACAGTAAACTATATCTCCAACTTTTACTGAATCTAGTCCAGGAACAGGTTCTAAGACATGTTTTTGACCAGACATGATGAGAGGAGTCATTGAATTTCCTTTCTCAGAAGTTACAAACGTTTCTCCTGCTGCTAGACGTTCTTGTTTAGTTCTCGGCTTTTTTATTTCTTCTTTTCCAAGCGTTATGTTTTCTAGTGGCGTCTTTTTTGTTTTTTGCTTTGACTTCATAACCATCATTAAATTTAAAATTATTAAGTAAACCTTTTGTTGGATCATAAGATTTTTGTTTCTTAAGTTCCTCTAAGATTTTATTATTTATATGTTTAGTATAACTATCTACTGGATCTTCTATCTTGGAAATTACTACTTCTTTTCCTTCATATGTAATTTTATAGTCTTCATAACCTACTGGAGGTTCTTTAAAGTATTCCCACTTAGGAAGTCCAAAGTCTGTTGATTTTCCAGTGAGTATTAAAGTTTTAGATTCTTTATCAACTCTCCAAAAACCTCCTCCCCAACATCCTGTAGCGTAATTCTTTCCAAGTAATTCAAAGTGAAACTCTACATTACCTAGGATTAATTCTCCTTCTTTACTAATTATAAATTTTTGCATAATCATTTATTTTATTATCATATATAAGAATCTTAAGAACCATTGAATTCCTTATAGGTGTAAACAATAAAAAAACTTAAAAGTTATGAAAGAAATAACGGTAAGTAAAGTACTAGAAAAACAAGATGAAGATAATGTGAGAATGATTAATAGTTTATTAGGACTTAAAGAGAGAATTATGACAATCGGAAAAAAGAAAGAATTAACAGCAGATCAAGCTAATATTATTAGCAGGTTTAATCTTCAGGGGTATTCTAGCCTAGAAGAAATTGCTAAGAAAAAGATTAAAGAAATTGAAGAACAAATAACAAGTAAGCTTCAATTTAGTCATAAAGAAAGATTATTAGCATTGATTGTTCCGGATGATCAAAGAGATCTCTATGACTTAATAAAAACTCACTATACAGAAAAAGGATTTAAAACTTTTTATCTTGACAAAGAAAGAGTTCCAGAATTTAAGAATAGTACATATTTATTTATTTCTTGGGACATTGAGATAAAAAAGTAATATAAGATAAACCTTAGGGAAGAGAAATTCCTTAAGGTTATTTACTTTTTGCTCTCCCCATGCCTTAATTGCTTTATATATGAAACCAAAATTAATATAAAATTATGTTAGAAAATAAACCAACTATTTTGTATTCACTTGAAGAGATAACAATCATTCCAGAAGTAGTAACAAGAATAAATAGTAGATCTCAATGTATTCCATGGGTTCCTAAAATAGATGGCAGAGAAGATAGCAAATTCCTTCCAGTTATTGCAGCACCTATGGCATCAGTGGTTAGTCCAAAAAATTATAAAACTTTTCATGATAATCTAATTTCATGTATTATCCCCAGAAATGTACCTCTTTCTGAAAGACTCAAATTATGTTCTGAAGTATTTTGTGCTTTTTCTATGAAAGAGATTGAAGAAAATTTTATAAAACAGCATCAACAAAGTACAGGATCTGGATTATATGTCTTAATTGATATAGCTAATGGACATATGGAGAGTCAGATAGAACTTGGTCGAACTCTTAGAGAATTATATGGAACATTAATAAAAATCATGGGTGGAAATATAGCTAACCCTAAGACCTATAAATTGTATGATAAAGCTGGATTTGATTATCTTAGAGTAGGTATAGGTGGTGGAGCTGGATGTATTACTTCTACTCAGACTGGTATTCACTATCCTATGGGTTCTCTGATTAATGATACTTTTCAGGTTAAGATAGAATGTTCAGGACGTACAAAAATTATCGCCGATGGAGGAATTAGCACTTTTTCGGCCGTAATTAAATGCTTAGCACTTGGAGCAGATTATGTTATGATGGGAAGTACATTTGGAAAAGCATTAGAAGCGGCCGGTCCAGTGCTAAGAGAATATTACGGCGAATATTATGAATCCCTTCCAGAAAGTATAGATATAACCAGAGGAGAGAAATTTTATCGAGAGTATTATGGAATGTCAACTAAACGAGCACAAGCAGAAATCTTAGGAAAATCAATAGAAACCGTAGACAGAGAAAAATTAAAAACTTCAGAAGGAAAAAGCGTGGTCTTAGAAATTGAATATACATTAGCAGGGTGGGCAAAAAACATGGATTCCTATCTTAGATCAGCAATGTCATATACAAATTCCTATGACCTAGAAGACTTTAAATATTCTAGATGTCAGGTTGTATCCGAGATATCTAGTGTTGGTATTAATAAAAAATAATTAAACTCTATGGCTAAAAAGAAAGCTGTTACTAAATCAAGTGTGGATGAAGAACTTGATTTAATTCGAAAAGAAAGAGATAGTATTTTGAATTTTAAAATTAATTTTAAATGCAAAACTAAGCATCAAAAAGAATTTCTTAAATCTATTTATGATCACGAAATTACAATAGTTAAGGGTCCTGCCGGTTCTGGAAAATCATACGTTTCTGTTTACGCTGCCCTTGATTTATTAAAAAATCCTGATAATGGTTATGAAAAAATAGTATTTATTTATCCTGTAGCTACTAATCCTGACGAAAATATTGGATAAGTTAGATTGTCCCCTAGGTGTATAAAACTTAGGAAAACTTCAAGAAATGCTGGAAATTAAAGTATAATCAGCAAAAACTATTAATTAGATTAACCTAAATAGTTTCTCAACGACTATGTGTGAAGAAGAGAAAATAAAAACGCTTTTAAGATATAGTCTAGTAGTCTATATAATTAATATAGGCCTATTCGATCTTCGCGGAGATTTGCAAGAAAAGCTCGCGCCGTATAAAGAAGCAGATTTTTATACGATGGAGAAGATATTTAATGCTTCAGGAAAAAATGGAAAAGAAATTGTTCAAAAGTTAGTAGATGCTGGTAAAATAGAAGTGAAAGGCAGCCAGTTTCTTAGGGGAAACAATATTGATTCTTCAATTGTTTTGATATCTGAGAGCCAGAACTTCAGTCGAGATACTTTTCTTAAGATATTAACTAGAATAGGAACTAATTCTAAATATATCTTTAATTCTGATGAAATGCAATTAGATTCGAGTTCTTTAAAATCAGGGAAAAATCAAAAAGGATTACAATATGCTGTGGAAAAATTATCTGATATGGATGAAATAGGTATTGTTGAATTTGGTCTAGAGGATGTTGTGAGAAATGATTTGATTCCCAGTATTTTAAAAAGATGGCTTCCGGAAGTTTATGGAGATTTGGATGAGGAAGAAATATCTAAGAGATCTAAGCAAGAAAGATTAGATGAATAAAAAAAAAATAAGATATCTCAGAAACCCTCAAATTCTTATATATGTAGTAAAGATCAGATGAGAATATAGTACTGATCGGAGACTACTTATTAATATAATAATAAATAATTGAATTTTATTTGGATATAACTGGCTTATGTTATTAGTTACTTCTAATTATAATTATGAGTATAAATTAATTTATCACTGTAACAATTTCCAGGGTATCGGAATCGAGGAGATTATACTTCTCGAGGTAAACAGGTAAAGTTCACTAGGGAATATAAAATCAAATATACTTTAATAAATTTTTAATAAATACGTTAGTGCGCATATATGTATTTAAGATAGAATAGCAAAAAATTTATTAACTAAATAATACTTAGAGTTTGATTTTATATATCCCTAGTATTTTTTCTTCTACGAAACTACTACCTCTTCGCGGTGTAGAAGACAACTAGCACTAAAGTTGTGAAACTAAATGTAGCAATGAGAGATGAGCGTTCCTATATGTTATGCTTTCTCTCGGAGTAGGGTGCCACTATGATTTATTATCTATAGTGTCAGAAAAACCTTAAGACAATAACAAAAGAATTATGACAAAGAAAAATAAATTAAATGAAAAATTTGAATTAACATTTAGTATAAGAAGTATTGCTTATTACTTTTTATGTATCTACTTAATTTACGTGTTCAAAGTTACCTCCCCAGGTAATATGACACACCTAGGAATATATATGGCATTATGTTTTATTGGAGCACTTATATTAGGAATAGAAAAAATATTCTGGATTTATAAGTACGGTCAATATGCGATGTTTAATCTAGGAAAATTATGGGGAATTAAAAATGAAGGTTTGCTTTGGGTAGTTAAATCATTGAATACAGGATTATTAATTTGTAAATATGTATTACCAATCATAGGAAGTTTAATTGGATTGGCATTGTTTATGAAATATGTACCTGAGATCAATAATGTAGAGATTTTATTAAGATTATTAGCAATTATTATAGTATTTCTATATTCTATATATAAATTGTTTAACTACTTAAAAAGGATTTGAACTATGAGACTCAAGAGTTTAACAGGAGTCCTTGGGTGGATAATAGGAATCCGTCCAAGTGAGCCCTTGAAATCTAGTGAGAAAACTGGTAAGGAAAATGAAAGAAAAGGAGAAGAAAAAAGATCCCAGTTATCTTTAGATTCAAGTAGAACAAAAATCGTGAATGGTGTTGAGCCTATTAAGGAAATTATTGTAGATATTCTGGATGATTGTTTAAAAGATCCAGATATTAAAAAGCCAGATGAATTTTTCCAATCTTTTACTTGGAGATTGATAATTAATGTAGTAAATTATAATTGGTTATCTAAAGCTCCAAAGAATAGAAGAGAATTGGAGATATTAATAAGAGAATATGGATACTGGGGCAGATATTACAAAAAGATGAACAGAAGCACAATGTTCTATAATATTACCACTCCAAGAATTAGTAATAGAAAAGGAGTGAAAGTAATACCTGAATACTAATAAGCAACAATAGAAAGGGAAATATAATCCCTTTCTTTATTTTTCTCCTCTTTCAACCTCTAATCCTTATACATGTAGATTATATAAAACTTATAATATGAAGAAAAATTTAGAAAACCTGACAATTCCAAAAACAAAAGAGCTTCGTCAAGAAAAATTAGATGAAGCTGTAGCAATATTGAAATCAGAATTTGTAGGATTAGATGATATTATAGATAATATAAAAAAATCTATAATTCCTTGGTATATAACTCCAGAAATAATAGAGAGACCGGTTGTTATTTCATTATGGGGATTAACTGGAACTGGAAAAACAAGCGTAGTTCGGAGATTAGTTCAACTTCTTGGTCTTACTGGGAAAACAGCTTTCTTTGATTGTGGTCTTGAAGCAAATGAATCATCTTCAGGAAGTATTGCAGATAAAATAGAAGAAGTATTTGATATTGAAGACGATTTTGATTCTCTTAATTCATCAGGGGAAAATAAACTTGGAGATGCAGTTTTTGTATTTGATGAGTTTCAGTATGCAAGAACTTTAGATGAGAACGGTCATGAACTTCTTAAATCTCCATTAAGACCAATTTGGAATATTATAGATAATGGAAAAGTTAGTGTTTCAGAGTATAGATATGATATAACACATTTCGGAAATTTTGTAGAAGATTTTAAACAATTTTCTAAAGAACATCCAGAAATAAAATTAGATTCTGGAAAAGTAACCTCTAGAGAAGAAGTTAAGACAGTTTTAGAAAATCTTGGATTATTCTATTATGGAAGAAATGTAACAGAGCTTCTAAATGGTGATGATTCTGCTAAAGTAAAAGTATCAAAACCCTTCATAAAGACTAATGATGATGAAGATGAGGAAGAAGATATATTTAGACCTCTTAGACTTTTGGAAGATAGAGATATGAGAACAATTGTAAAAAAACTCAATGCTTATAAACCTAGATACGGGTATGAAATAATCACTGATTTAAATAACTCTAAAAATATATCTGAATTTAGTCATATTCTTGAAAAAGTTTCTATAATTATATCTAAACCGAAAGAATTAGATTGTTCAAGATCATTAGTATTTATTCTTGGAAATTTAGATGAGGCTTTTAAAGTAGAATCTAATTTAGATCCAGATATGGATGCTAATACTTTCTATGATAAAACAAGTAAAGTATCAATTTCAGATATTAAGAAAGCTCTCAAACAAAGATTTAGAGCAGAACAGATAGCTAGACTTGGAAATAATTTAATAAAATATCCGACACTAAAGAAAGAACATTTTATTAAGATTATTAAAAAAGAATTATCTAGAATAGCAGATAAATTTTTAGAAACTGAAGGAATAAAAATTAATTATGCTGAAAATATAATTGATCTTATGTATTCAGAGGGAGTATTTCCAGTACAAGGTGTAAGACCGGTTTATACTACTATTGGAACTCTATTAACTCCTCTTCTAAGTGATATTTTAATTAATCGTATCGCTGAAGATAAAGAAGTGATGATAACTCTTACTAAGGAAACAGATCTTACAGAAAAGAAATTAAAAATAGATAAAACGTCACTAAGTATTATTTTTGGCGAATCAAGAAAAACAGTAAATATAGAAATTCCATTACAACTTGGAGAATTAAGGAATCCAGAGAGAAGATTAACAAGATTTATAAATTCTGTACATGAAGCTGGACATGCAATAGTAGCCTTACATGAGACTGGTGTTTATCCAGTTAATATAGTTTCTGTCGCTACCGGAGATGGAGGATTTTGTAATACTTATGATCCAAAAAAAGAAGGAGAAATTGATAGTCGAGGAGATGTTGATTCAGAGGTTAGGATATGTCTCGCTGGTTATGAAGCTGAGAATCTAGTTTATGGAAAATATCCAGAGAAGTGTTTAATGGGTTCTGGAAGTGATATTGAAAACGCATGGGATTTTTTCTCTGAGATGGCTTATAGATGTGGGTATTTTGAACCTTATTCATATACGAATCATTTAACAGAAGAAAGTACAGGTGGTATACCTTCTGGATTCTTAGATAATGAAGGTTTATATGTCAAACATCCTTACAAAGCTAGCAGTGGATACCTAAGAGATATGGTAGCTCTTAGATTTTCAGAGCTTAGACAAGATGTAGTAAATATTCTTAAAGAGGAGAGAAAATTACTAAAAGTAGTTGCATTATATCTTGGAGAAAATGGATCTATGAATTCTGATGAGTTTAGAGATTTTGTTATTAAGTACGGAAATAAACTAACTGATAAGTATGTATCATCTAAACTCGAAGAAGATAAGAATTGGTATGAAAAAATATTAAGTAAGTTTTAAAAAAAAAATTAAAGGAGCTTTTACGCTCCTTTTTTATTATTCTTTTTAGAAGAAAAATAAACCTACCCATTCATCACGAACAGGTAGGGTTTTCATAAAAATTAACACCATTTATAAAAAACTATATTTTTCTTCAATTATAAGACTTTTGGGGTGTATAGGATGATTCTAAAACTCCAATAATTTCATATTCTATTAAAGTCTCTGAACCATCAAAAATCGGAGGAAAACCAGAGGATTCCGCTGTACAATAAGCTATTCTCTTTTCTTTTCTTCGATTTTGTAGGATAATGTATTTCTTTTTTATCGACTGTCCGATATATTTTCTGAAGATTAGAATATCATCTTTCTTCCATTTACCTTCTTTACTATCATCTATCGGTTTTACTAAAATAATACTTCTATCCCAATTTCTCTCTGTTTTTCTAGTACCTGGATCAGAGAGAAATATTTTTTCTATTTTTATTATTCTCTCTGGGGTATACTGAGAAGTTCCTATTATAAAACCTTTTGCATCAATATCAGGTTTTATTATATAGTATAATATTATTAATACTATAATTCCAATATAAAACGCTATCATAAATCAAGTTCTTTTAAGATTGGTTCAACGAATTCTTTATACTGTGGATAATATTTCTCGAGAGTTTGTCTAGCATTGAGTGGTTTGTCAGGTTTTGTTATTCTCGCACATTCCCAATCAATTACAGCTTCTACCCAATCTATTTCTCTTGGAGATTTTAATTGTTTTATCCAATCCTTTCCGGTAGTATATGTAGGATGGTGTTTATTTATCCTCTGATGAAATTGATTTATAATTCTTTCGCCTAGGAATGGAAAGAATATAAATAGTATCAACTTATCCCAATCATGAAACCAGTGTGAATGATATCCAAGAAGTTTTTTCTCTGTTTTCATAAATGCAATCCAATGTTTCCAAGTATAGGGGATGTGGTTATAACAATCTCTAACGTTTTTAATTATCTGTTTCATATAATTCATGTTTTTTATAATAAGCCCGTTTAAGTTCTCCAACTACATATATATTAGGAGAGACACATTTATTTTCCGGCCGAGTACAAGATTCATCATAAATCTCAGGGTACATATCAAGAATAAATCTAACTACTCCCTGAGATCTTGATCTTCCAGCCTTACAATGAACATATATGTCTTTTCCTAGATTCGACTCTATAAAATCTACTACTTCGGCTGCCTGTTCTTGAGTTATTCCTAAAAATTTATGACCTTTCCATTCTATTTCTTGAGAAGGTATATCATCAAACTCTAGATTTAATACAACCGAGGAATTATCTTTCTTAAACCAATGTAATTCATCCTCTTCTAAATAATATTTTTGACATTCAGGAGTCCCAATGATAGATATAAAACAACTATTACTCGGAAGATTATCATCATTCCACCCACAAGAACTGCACATCATATCAAATTCTGTATGACTGTAACAATATAGTTTTGGTTTTTTCATTTTTTAATAGGAAGATAAATAATAAGATCTGATCTAACTAAGGACTTTCCAGAGGTTATTGCTTCTTGAGAAAGAACTTTTTGAAGGGATTCTGAATAATATCCAGATATTGTCTTATAAAATATATAAGTCTTAGGAATTTCTTCCGAATTTTTTAAATTCTCACCTAAATTAATCCAATCTTCTTCTGTAGCTTCTGGATATACTGTTTTATTCAATGGAACTGTTCTAAATCCATAATAATTCCAATATTCATTAAAGATTTTTCCCAAGTCTAAAATTTTTTCAGAAACTTTTATATTACCACCAGAAAAATCAAACTTATAAGATAAATATTTGTCTGAAATATTCTTTGTCCTGATATAACTACTATAGGTATATCCTGAATTATCATTGTAGTATTGAATATATGATTTATAGAAATTAATAGTTTTTCCAAGATCATCTATATAAACATGACATTTCTTCTCAGCAGCTTCATGATCATTCTTTAATCGACTCTCTAAGGCTGAATCTTGACGATAAAATTCTTCAATAAATCCTATAGGGCTATTCCAGAATTTCCAAGAATAAGCTGTCATTTCAAAACGATCCATGATTTCTTTAATCTCTCCATCTGATAATACCCTAGGACAAACTTCGAATTCTACACTTTTAATACTTTCAGTGAATACAAAATCCTCTTTTTCTATACTCCCTGGATCATAAAATAAAAGTTTAGTTTCATATTTCTTCCCTAGTTCTTTTCCAAACTTAGCTTCTCCAATAAATATTGCTTTCCTTTCTTCATAGTTTTTAGAAATTCCTGAATATTTCCAAGGTAGTTTTTTAAGTTTGTATAAAGATCCAGGTTTAAGTTCGGCGGGTTTAAGATCTTTTGTTATTACTTCTCGTTTCTTCATTATCTCAGAAGAAATTCTATATTCCTCTGTATTAATCGGAAGGAGAACTAATTCTGTCCCTATCCAAGAATAAACACATTTTCCGATTATTTTCTTTCCAGCCAAGCTATCACAATAATCTAATATCCATAAGAAATTATCAATTCCTATTTCAATCTCAAACCCCCTTGGATCCCAAATTCTACAATAAGCTTGTCTATAATTCCAACCTACTTTTCCACCACCAACAGAACGATTCACTATAAAACCTTCCATCGGAACATTCTCAAATTCATCATCTTTGATTTTATGATCTCTCCAAGAATTCCAAGATTTTTCTTTTTTCAAAATCCCTGTCGAAGAGTCTGTGTAAGTAATGAATCCAAGTTTTTTAGTATAACAGTCAGATCTCTCTTGATATCCGACGTTAATTTTCTTTGGAATAATAAAATTTTCGCTATTTACCATAATATATAAAATTAAATTTTCATTGCAAATATAAGGGATTGACAACCTTATTTATGTAAAACTAAAATTTAAATAGAAAATTATGAAAAAGAAAATTAGAGAAATCGTAAGAGAAGAAATAAAAGCAACAATATTATTTTATTTAATTCCAGTTGATTTAGTTGCTTTCTTTTCATTAAATAGTGAAATAAAAAATATAAAGATTACTCTTGCTATCTTAATAGTATTTTCTTTAGCGGTATTGACTTATTATGTTCTTTGGAGAGTTATAGAATATCTCGAAGAGAAGGAAAAAGAGAACCCTGAAAGCCTTATAAATGATAAAAATAATAAATGAATGAAAAAGAAAACAAAAGATAGATTGATTTTTGGATTAAAAATCATAACAGTATTATCTCTTGGTGTTGCAGCAGGATATGCAATATACCGAAGAAGAGATAAAGCTTATAATTCACTCCCAGACAGTAAATTTGTTGGGAATATGATGAAAGGCAAGAGAACTGAACTAAATGTACCAGTTCCAGGTGTCTATGAATTCAAAAATGAAAATCATAATAAAGGTTACTATAATGTATTTAAGAATGGACCTTGGAATGTAGTAGCGCCAGGGTATCAGAAAAAAGACCTTGTGACTCCCGCGCCGAATCAACCTAAGAAAGTAAGAGTTAGTTCGGGAGGAGGTAGCACATATTTTCACGTAACACAAAAGCTATCCAGATCGGGAGCTAAATTGTACGGCGCGAAATCTATAAGAGGTTATTATATTCTTAAATATGAAAGTTAATATATACTATACATTAAGAGATTGGAGAAAATCCAGTCTCTTTTTTATCTTTCCTCCAAATCGATGAAAAGTGATCTCTCGACCCGTGACTTCCTTATTTATGCAAAGGGGATTCGTGTTGTGTGGGTTCCCAATTTATTTCAAAAACAAATAGTAAATATGGAAAAAATAGTAGAATATGAAGGTACTAAGAATCATTATATAGTACTTCAAGAAAATGCGATAATGAAAAATCCAGAAACAAGAGAATGGGAAAACTGTATTATCTATCAAGAGTATAAACACTGTACTCCTGAAGGTTATGTAGAAGTTCCTGAGAGTGAAAGAAAAATATTTGTAAGAGAAAAGAAAGATTTTTTAAGAAAATTTACGTTATGTTTAGATTTATAACTATGTATTATGGGTGTTCTGGTACATTTAAAGCAACAACCATAGAATCAGTATTAACAAAGTGTCCTGGACTGTATAATGTTATGTGGTCTGATATTAAACCTTGGAAACATTGGGAAAATATCTTAGGAACGCAACAAGATGATCGAAATTATGCTATTCTTCATTTATGTAACTTGAAGAATGCTATAAGAAGTAATTGGCCTCCTGGAGTGAATAACCTCTTAGTGGAAAGGGGAGTATCCGATATGCTTTATTATTACTACAAGAATAATAGAGAAATCGGTGAAAATTCGAAATGGATTAAGGATGTAGTTCATGAAGAAGATATCTTATGTGAGCAAAATTCGTACTATACACCAAGGAGAATATTATTAGTTCAGAAAGATTTTGATTTTGTTAGAGATGTTATTCTTAGAGAACCTACCCGAGCAAAAGAATTTCCAGGAGGGGTTCAAGAATATATGGAACATCAAGATGCATATGTTGAATTTACACAAAAGTATAATAAAATTGATGAAGTTATAAATATTAAAGATGCAGAAAAATATGTAAATGACTTAGGATTTGAATTTGATCCTAGTAAGAGATAACGAAACAATAAGTAAAATCATAAACAAATTTACAAAAATGGAAAATAAAGTATTAGATTACTTCAATGGAGATGAATTAGCTGCTTCAACCTGGAAAAATAAATATGCAGCGATAGGGGAAGAAACACCTGAAGATACTCATAAACGACTAGCTCACGAATTTGCTAAGATAGAAGAGAAATTTGATTGGAAAAAAGATTCTGATTCAAGTTTAAAGTTATCTACTTATGGATATTCTAGAGAACCGTTGACCGAAGATAAAATTATGGGATTATTTCGGAATTATAAATATATAATTCCTGGAGGTTCTGTAATGTCTGGTGCTGGAACTGATGGATTAGTAAGTTTATCCAACTGTTTTGTTATAGGTTCACCAAGTGATTCCTACGCAGATATTATGAGTACTAGAGCTGAACAAGCACAACTTATGAAAAGACGTGGTGGAGTAGGGTATGACTTGTCAGAGCTTAGACCGAGAGGAGCTAGTGTAAAGAATGCTGCAAGAAGTTCCACAGGTGCAGCAAGTTTTATGGATGTATGTTCAGATGTTACAAATGAGGTAGCACAAAATGGTCGTAGAGGCGCCCTTATGCTATCAATGAATATCAATCATCCAGATATTGAAGAATTTATTACAAAGAAACAAGATCTTACAAAAGTTACAGGAGCTAATATTAGTGTAAAAGTAACTGATGAATTTATGAAGGCTATAGAAAGTGGAAAGGATTATTTACTTCGCTTTCCGATAACTTATGATACTAAAGATCTTAATCTTGATGATTATAATATTGGAGAATTAGTAGAAATAAAAGATCCAAATTATTCTAGAGTTTATATAAAAAGAGTAAATACAATGGAACTCTGGAAACTCCTTATGCATTGTGCCTGGAACACGGCAGAACCTCGACGGGGTTAATATAGTTTAGATATAAATTATATTTAAAATCGTAAGCAATTGCTAGAACTATTTAGTATAAAACTAGCAGAATTATAATAAGTTATAAAATATATGTTAAGAGATATTAAAGGTTTTGAAAATTATTATAGTGTCAGTGATGACGGAAAAGTATATTCGAAAATAAGAAAGAAATACTTAAAACTGAATTATAAAAAGAATGGATATGTTTATGTTTCTCTTCAAGTAAATAATATAAAGATTACTAAAAGAGTTCATAGGTTAGTAGCAGAGGCATTTATTCAGAATCCAGATAATAAACCTTTCGTTAATCATATAGATGGAAATAAATCAAATAATAATGTTAAAAATCTTGAATGGGTGACTGGAAAGGAAAATAATATCCATGCTATTAATATTGGATTATTCGATCCTAAAAAACAATGTCACACATATGAATTGATAGATGTATCAGGGAATATGGTATATAGATCTAAAGGATTTCAGGATTTTATTAATTATATTGGATTAAAAAAGTCTAGTATATTTAGTTATATTCGAAATAATGAAGGGATTATAAAAACCGGAAAATATAAAGGGTATAAGATTATAACTTATAAATAATTTTCAACGACTATGTATTATGACATTAATTTAATAATGAAGATATAGTCTGAACTTATATAAATAATATAAGAAAACATATTTGGGCATTATGTTCGAAAGTACTATGCATAATTATTCACCAGATGGAGTTTATCCAAATTTTAAAATGGTATCGACCAATCCGTGTGGTGAAATTCCTATGGGACCTTATGATAGTTGTCGTCTTATTCATTTGAATTTGAAGAGCTTTATCGAGGAACCATTTACAAAGAAAGCACATCTAAACGAAGAATTACTTTATGAAACTGCATATGAAGCAATGAGACTAGCAGATGATTTAGTTGAGTTAGAAATTGAAGCAGTTTCTAAAATAATTGATGTAGTTAAAGGTGAGGAAAATAAATTAGAATATGAATTGTGGAATAAAATAAATAATACTGCGATTCAAGGACGTCGTGCAGGCTTAGGATTTACATCTCTTGCTGATGCTATTGCTATGTTAGGATTAAAATACGATTCTGATGAGGGTTTGAAGATGGTAGATCGGATTATGAGAATCATTTTCTTAGGAGAACTTGATTCAGATATAGATATGGCGATCGAAAGAGGAACATTCCCTGCTTATGACGATTATAAAGAGTGGCATTTAAGAGAAAATGATTTTGCAAAAGAAGGTAATAATGATTGGTATGAATTTATTCGTACTAATTATCAGGAAAGAGCAAATAGAATGAGTAAATATGGAAGACGTAATTTATCATTCTCAACCGTTGCTCCTACAGGAACAGTTAGTTTAATGGCTAGATGTTCTTCTGGTATCGAACCAATATTTATGCCATATTATCAAAGAAAAAGAAAATGTATGTCTCCTGGGGATAGAGTAGATTATACTGATATTAAAGGAGAGAAATACACATTATTTGTAGTTGTTCATCCAGGGCTTATGGAATGGGCTTCTATGAAATATGGAAAAACGGAAAAAGAATTGAACGATGAGTGGACTATTAAAGAGTGGGAAGAAGCATTTAAAGAAAGTCCATACTATGGTTCCACAGCACCTGAAATTGATTGGCATCAAAGAGTCAAGCTTCAGGGAATAGTTCAAAAATATATTACACATAGCATTTCTAGTACTGTAAATTTAGATAATAAAACTACAGAAGAAGAAATTGCAAATATCTACATCGAATCCTGGAAAGAGGGATTGAAAGGAATAACCATCTATAGAGATGGATGTAGAGAGGGTGTATTAACCGGATTAAGTAAGAAAGAAGAGAGACCCACAACTATTGAAACAAGAAAAGCGCCTAAACGTCCTGTAGAATTGGATGCAGATTATTATCAAGTTAAAGTTAAGGGCGAACAATTTATTATCGTAGTAGGTTTGATTGAAAGTAGACCTTATGAAATCTTTGTATTTAGACCTACTGAGATGGCCGTTAATTTCCCAAATCATAAAGGAAAGATAACGAAGGTAAAGAAAAAGAAATATTCATTTGAGTCTGAAAAGTTAACGATTCCAGATCTTAAAGTATTAACTACAGATATTGAAGAAAAAGCTGCAACCCTTTATACATCAATGCTACTTCGTCATGGAGTAGATATTGAGTATATTATAAAAACAGCTAAAAAAGTAAATGATAATATTTCAAGTTTTTCTTCTGCAATGTGTAGAGTCTTAAGTAAATACATTGAAACAAAAGAAGTTAAGGGAGAAGTATGTCCTGATTGTGGCGGTAAGTTAATCAGAGATGGTGGTTGCGTAAAATGTCTTGATTGTGGATATTCTAAATGTCTCTAATAAATAATAAAAAGATCCTAGGGAGAAAATCCTTAGGGTCTTTATTTTACTCTCTGACAGACCTTCTTTCCTTATTATTGAATATAAAATAATTAATCAAGATGAGTAAAATAATAATTGTTCCAGACGTTCATGGTAGGACGTTTTGGAGGCTAGCGAAAGAAAAGATTAATGAAGTAGATCAAGTTGTATTTCTAGGAGATTATCTAGACCCATATCCAGTCGAGGGTATTTCACCAAAGAAGGCAATAGAAGAATTAAAGAAGATAATAGACTTCAAAAAAGAATTCCTAGAGAAGGTTATTTTGTTAATAGGGAATCATGATTATCACTATATGAATCTATTAAAAGAAATACTTCCTTGTAGTAGATATGACTTTAGGAATGCACAAAAAATCGAACAGATATTTAATGATAATCAAGAATTATTTCAAGTATTATACAAAGAAGGAAAGTATTTATTTTCTCATGCAGGTGTTGTAGAAGAGTGGATGAAAATTACTTGTGGTTGTGATGACCTAGATACACTTCTTAAGGAACAACATCTAATGTATAATCACTTGTGGTATATGTCAAGACTTAGAGGTGGTTATGGGTTTTATGGATCATGTATATGGTCTGATGTAAGAGAATTTGAGAATACATTTCTTGGAGTATTTCAGATTTTTGGTCATACTCAATTAGCCAAGGAATTTTTTGGACCATCTCCAGGAATAGAAGAGACATTTGCATGTTTAGATTGTAGAGAATGTTTTATATTAGATACTGAAGAACAAACAATAGAAAAATTATGAAAACAATTATTGATAACTTAGAATTTAATGGAGCATTAATTCAGTTTACACAATCAGATGATTTTGATACCATGATTAATGCTACTGAAATGGGTAAATTATTCGGACCTAACAAAAGGCCCTATCAATGGTTGAGACAGAAGGATACTCAAGATTATTTACAAGCATTTGAAAAGTATCAAGAAAGTACTGCGCGGGAGACGCGCATCACTCCTGTAATAACTATAGAAGGGCATTATTCAAATGGAACTAGACCTGGTACATGGATGCATAGATGGGTAGCAATTAGATATGCTCAGTGGTTAGATCCAAGGTTTGCGATTTGGGTAGATTCTAAGATTGATGAACTTCTTAGGATAGGATTTACTACTGCCTTAAAAGAGGAAAGAGATAGATATAATTCTCTTCTCCCTCAGGTAAATTATTATAATGAAGTTTTAGCATATTCAGAAAACTTGTATTCTACTGAACAACTCTGTAAAGATCTTGGACTTGGGTATGGGACAAAGATACTTCTTAAGAAACTTGAAGAAAAGAAATATATTTATCGTCGTCCAGGAATAAAAGGGTGGTATTTATCAAGCCCCTACGATAAAGAAGGTTATACAAAAGTTACTTCAGCGGTTGTAACTGATAAACATGGAAATAAACATATTAAGAATCAAAAGAAATGGACTGAATCTGGAAAACATTGGATTTGGAGTTTATCTAAAAAATTATAAAAATTATGAAAATTGGAATTGATTTTGATGGAACCTGTGTTACTCATGATTATCCTAGAATTGGAAAGGATATTGGTGCAGTTCCTGTTCTTAAAGAGCTAGTAGAAAGAGGTCATAAATTGATCTTAAATACTATGAGATCAGGGAAAGAACTCGAAGATGCAGTTGAATGGTTTAAAGAAAATGATATCCCTTTATATGGAGTTAATCAAGATCCTGGACAAAGAAGATGGACTAGTTCTCCAAAAGTACATGCAGATCTTTATATAGATGATGCTGCTCTTGGATGTCCTCTTATATATAATCCAGATTTTAGTGATAGACCTTATGTAGATTGGGAAAAAGTTAAACAAGTATTTTATGATTAAGAAACCAACAAAAGAAGAGATGTACGTAGTTAATCAGCCACGTCATCTTATGATATCAATTATATTAATGGATTATGATTACTACCCTCTTCCAGATAATATACATACTGGATTATGTAAACTTTCTGAGATTAGTGATATAGTATTCATATTCTCTGATTCCCATTTCGACAATTCTAAGATTAGTAAAGAAAAGATAACAACTCTTTATCAGGCTTGTGCTTTTATAGATAGTTCTGGAAATTTACCGAGAACTATATTTAAGGCTCTACAATATGATAAAGAAATATTTGGGAAGCACATCGGAATAACAATATCTAGATGTCAGGATTTACAAGAATCTACACCTAAACTTTTTGAAAATCTAGAAAAAATAAATCAGTCTAGAATTATTAAGCCAGTGTTTAAGATTCGTAGGTTATCATCAACAGAACTATATAACTTCTACTATACACCGTCTGAAGAAAAAAGGAAAAAGAAATGGAAATGTATTTTTGATGAATGTTTATATTTTTATCATAGACATATTCTGAAATCTGTTACTTTTCCATGGACTAGAGTAGAGGTTCCAGATCCAACTGATTATATAGATTGTAGATATTGTACTTGGGGATCTAACTCTTCAGTACTTTATTTCAGAAACACAACAATCGGAATATTCTTGGAAAAAGTAGATAAAGAATTTATTGATACTTTTACTGATCCGGATCCTAGATATCTTTTTGCTGGATTAGTTAAGAAAAATGGAATAGATTGTTTAGATTATAATATAGAGGATTTAGATATTGGAAAATTATGACTAAAAGATATAAACAATCAGGAAGAAATTCAGCTTATCCAGAATATATAGAAGTTTGGGAATATGGAGTTGGATCTGTGCCTGATTGGATTTCAGATAAGAGTAAAGTTACATTTATAGATGGTCTTGGTAATGTAACATTAGAAACTCATGATACTAGTACAGGTGGAGTAGAGATTATAGATTCCACAGGTACATCTCCTCTTATCAGATTAGGTTCAAAAAAAGACTTAATATGTAGAGAGGTAGAGAACGAAACTAAAGTATTTGTATTAACTAGATTACAATTAGAATTATTATATAAACTAGAGTTATGAAAGAGTTAAAAGACAGTGAAAGAAACCTGATTAATGAAGGACTTGTAGTAGTAGATTATTCTGCTGAATGGTGTGGTGGTTGTCAAGTAATTAAACCAATCGTTGAAAAATTAGCAACCGAATATGAAGGGAAAGTTAATATTTACGGATGTGATGTTGATGAATGTGCAGAACTTACATCAGAATTTGGTATAAGAAACATTCCAACACTACTATTCTTTAAAGATGGAGTACTTCAGAATCGATTAGTAGGTTCACATCCAGAGAAAACAATTAGAGAAAATCTAGATTTACTAATATCAGAATCAGGAAATGAATAAATTTGTACTTAACACATTAATTTTAGGAGATGATGACCTACATTGTAAGACAGGTGAAGTAACTTTGTCTATGATGAACCTGAGTCATACAAATTTTACTGGACCGGATCTTGATAAATTCGATTTAATTGTTTATCATGGAGAGAAAGGTTGTAAAATTTTAAAGTCCAGAGCATTTAGAACTGGAAAAGTAGGATAAAAATAAAGAGAGGATACCATTCAAATAGGTTCCTCTCAATTTTTTTTACATCTCTCCGTCGTATTTTTTATCGTCTTGAAGAGTTGATCTTTTTCTTACTAATAGAACAATTTCTACAATTAATTCTTTTAAAGACATTCCACCTTCATATGGGAAAGCCTCATCACACCATTGTTTACTAGAATAATCCTCTTCTTCTGGTGTAACTTCATAATCTCTACAAAGTTCTGCTACTCTTTGTTGAACATACTCTTTAGTTAAGATTCTAGATTCTGGAATAAAATATGCACTACTTCCAGTCTGATCTTCATGTCCCAAAGCTAAAATTGCTTCATCTCTAAACCAATCACATTCCATAAATTCTTGTGATTCTGGCCATCTTACTAATACATAGTTTTCATTCATATTCTTTAATTTTTATTACATCTATAAGAGTTTTACCTTCAAAGCCTTATTATTGAGAAAAACAAGAAATTATGAAAAGAATAGACTGTTCATTTATGGGAATTAGTGGAGAATGTTTTATCCACATCACCCTAGAATTTGAAAACATCCCAAGAAAAGGGGATAAGGTAGTACTCAGCAGAAACATTGCAGAGTATGTAAGAGAAAATATGACAAATGATGTGGAAAATGCAGAAGAATATGCTGATATTATATCCATGTCATTAGACAAAAACACAGGGACTATGTACTTTTTTGTAGTAGAAGTAATTCATTATCCAAGAATTGATAGAGATGTGGATGATGAGGCAGTTACTAGAATTATACTTAGTGTTAATAGTCTAGATTAAAAAAAAATAAAGAGAGGCCTTAATAGGTTTCTCTCTTTTTATTTTCTTCTTAGAGTTCAAGTATTCTCTTAAGTCGTTGTAAACTTCCAGGAATATCATTTTTATCTAAGCGAGATTCATCATTTTTTACTTTTAATTCATCCCTTTGTTGTATGAATTTATTATAAGCTATTTCAAAAATTTCTAGATCATAATCATGTAGTTGTCCATAAGTTTTTATATTTTCTGGAAGGTATTTATCTTGCCCACCTTTAAAGTTTCTTATTGCATAAGTTGCTTTAAAGAGATCTATATAAGCATTTTTAAGAACATCTACTTCTTCTGGTGTAAACTTATCTATAACATTCATTAACTTATAAGTATCATCACCACACATAGGCAAACTCTCTAAATAATCATCTTCTATATTTACCCACCTGTTTATACTTACAACAAATCCAATAGGTGTTCCAGAATCTAATGTTAATATCTTATTAGGATAGTAACCTTGAGGAGAGTCACATAATCCTAGAACTTGAAAATTTACATCAATAGATCTCATAGTTTTTGCAATTTTCTTAGATTTATCAAATAACTGTAATAACTCGTCGGAAAATACATACTTTCTATAAAGTTCAACTACTAATTCTTTAATTAGTTTTTCTAATCTTGCTAATTTTTTCTTAAGACCTGAGTTATCTAAAAGTTCTTTATAAGTTGATAATAAGATATCTCTCGAAATTAATTTACTTTTGTCTTTATCTAGAATCATGATTTTAATATATTATAAAGTTCTATAAAATTAGTTTTCAAAGTAGTTAGAGTTAAGTTTTTATTTTCCAAAGTTTCTTCTAACTCGAATAACTTATTACATGCTCTTTTAGAAACTACTACATATTCTCTAAGTTTTTCCAAAGCTTCTTTATATAATTCAGGACTTTGATGTTTAAAACTACTCCACTCATTACCTTTAAATAGACTAGGAGCAGAAATCAAATTCCCATCTATTCGTTTTTCAATTCTTATTCCTTTAGAAAAATAATAAAGATTATCCCCCCAATTTAAACAGTTTATATTTTCTTCAGGAAATTCTTTTTTTAATACTCCATCTCCTGTAAAATCAAATACTTGAACACTATTTAAATAATCTTGATACTTCAATGTAAACTCTTTTTCTTCTGGAGTTAAACATTCTAAGATCGCATCAAAAATAAAATCTACTAATTCATTATGTAGTTTTTTACTTTCATCAAACTCTTTAATATACAATTTTTTTACTTCATTAATTATTATTTCTCTCTGACTTCTAGTTAATGCCATAATCGTTTTATTTTTTACATTACTACATTAATAAGGATTTTGCTACTATAAAAGGTCCTAAATCTTAATTATGTAAAACTAAAATTATATTAATATGAAAGATATTGAAAAAAGAATAGCTGAGAATATCCAAGTTCCTGAGGATATGTATTTAGAGGGATTACTTGATATAACTGGATTTTTATTTATTGAGTTAACACAATTTCTAGAAAATGAACATCGGTATATAGGTATTACTAAATCCTATATTCATACTGTTAAGTTAACTATTGAAAGGATAGATCAATCTGTTCGACCTGAAGATATAGAAATTTATGGAAGAATATTATACCTTTATAAACCATTTCTTAAGAAAGAATTCAAAAGACTTAGAAATAAAAAGTTAACTGCAGGAGATTCTGTTATAGTAATTATTAATAAAATCATAGAAATAATAGTCCAAGAGAAGAAACAAGATTTTAGATTTCATAAAGAAGTAAGAACTCTAAGGAAAATTATATCTAAATTTTTTGAAAATATTAGGAACAAAAAGAAAGAAGATCCACTTTATTCTCTAAGTAATGCTATCAAAGAATATAAAGATAGTGGATCTGTTGGAAAATATCCTCTTGATGTATTCTCTTTTATAGATAATCAGTATATAAAAGAAGAATTAAAAGATCCAGGAGAAAGACTAAAAGAAGAAAGTGATAATAAAATAAATGAGATCTCTTTTGATAATTGATTTTCTCAGTTATAGAATAAAAAACTAGATAGAATTTTACCTCTATCTAGTTTAATTTTTATTTTATTTTTTCTTTTCCTCATCTTCGGCTTTTTCTTCCAGGGACTTTTCTTCTCCAAGTTCATACTCCATGGATTCGATATCTATCTTTCGATTTACAAAATCCTTCTTATCCTCATCTTCTATATCCACAGTATAGTAAAGCATGATATCAAACCCAAGATCTTTATACACTGGATTCGTATCTCTTGCTTGAAACATTACGTGATTATATTTTGTTGAATATGTTCCATGCAAATTACTCCTTCTCTTATAGATTGTTAAGTTTTCAGGAATAGTTACATAATGAAGCATATCAAGAGCTGTATATAAATCTACTCCAGGTTCATCATCAATTTCATCCTTCATCGGAAATCTTAATTTATACCCTAGAAAAGTAGATGCTATTTTTACATCATATACATCTTCTTGAGTTTTTCCAAGATCATTTAGTTCCTTACTGAAAAATGCAATATTCTCGAAAATATGACCCGTAAGTTTTTTACTCAAACTCTTACGTCCATCTGTATAATCGAATAAGTCTTGCATAAACTCTGAAAAACCATTATATTTAAGTCTTCCATCAGGCCAATAAACATTATAAGATTCATAATCTCTCTTAGGAATCTCCACTGCTGCCTGAAATACTTTTTCATAAGTACGAGTTTCACCAGTCTCTTCATTTACTACTTTTGTATACGTTACTCCCTTTATTTTATAAGAAAGTATATAATATCCAACAAAGAAACGGTCAATGTTTTCATCTTCTGTACCTATAAACTCTTGATTTAAGGTATCTCCTAATTCACTAAACGTATCTTTATAATCATTTATCTTTGGATAACCAGATAGATTTTTATTATAAGCAGTTGTTGGAATTTCGAAAATAAATTCTAATTTCCTTTTTCCAAACCTAGTGTCAGATTGACTTACGTGAATGATGTTCTCGCAATCCAATAATCCCTGCTTAACTATCCTTTTTTTACCCCATCTATCTTCTTCTACTATATTGCGAATACGAATAAGATCAAGATCCCATGGACTGACCTTTCCCTTTCTATCGCCGAATTGGATAACGTTATACATTGCTAGTACTAAGTTATCACTTTCGTCATTTTCTTCGTCGACTTCGCTATATTCTTCGAAGGAATTGACAATTTCATTAGATTTTTCTCTTAATATATCTGAAGAAATTCCAAGACCTTCAAGTGCATCATCGACTTGTTTTTTCTGTTTTTCTAATTTTTTTATTTCTTTTTTTGTTTCTCTGGCTAGCAGATAACCACCAAGGGCTAATCCTAAACCAATTAGTATTAATTTTTTAGGTTTCATTTCTTTTTCTTTTCTTTTAAGTTTGTTTATTCTTCTTTTTATCCCCTTTGTCCACTGCTAATCCCACGAACCATTCCTCCTTTTTTGGGGGGTCTATTATTTCCTCCTCCCTGAGGTTTACCAATAGATCCGTTTTTAGAAAATAGTGCACTTCCTACACCTAATAATGTTACTCCTAAAATGCTAAGCATCGCAACTCCTATCATTATCTTAGAACTTTTTTCTGAATACTCAGCTGTTATTGTTTTAGTACTATTATTATCTTTTAAAAATGTAGTACTTGTTTTCTGTACACTAAGTAACGAACCAATATTTATCATATTTTTATCTTTTTGAATTAATTTTTCTAATTTTCTTTGTTTGAAAGTCTCCAATAAGTGAAGCTCCGAATCCTATTACGTATATAAGAGCTATAATTTGACTACCTATCTTTATACCACGGAGACATACATTAGCTACTGAGTAACTCCCCATCGCTATTTTTTCTCTTTTTTTAATGTCCATTTTTCTTTTAAGTTTTATTGTTAATATTTAACTTTATTTAACGCAGTCAGCTTAATATGCTATTTATAGATGCTGACTCATCTGTCTTGTTTAATATCTCTTTATAAGAAGGGAACTGGATGGACCTCCAGAACCCTCCCCTGAGATAACAATAAACAAGAATTATGTTTTTGTTCTATTTCTACTTCTTTTTCTTCATCATCTTCTATTTTCATCATTGTGTTTTTCATAACCTAAATAAAGAAAAAGAGTATAGAAGCAATTCAATACCTCTATACTCTAAACTTAAAAGAAGGAAAATTTATTTCTTTTCCTCAGCGGGAATTTCTTCGACTTCTTCAATACCGTCACCAGTGATCTTCTTTTTGACGTCTCCAATCAATTTTTCACAGTAACCGTACTTCTGTTCTAGCTTAACTGCTGCTATTCCGGTTCCAAATCCTACTGCAAGATATAAAAAATTTGTCAATTTCATTTTCTTATCCTCCTTCTTATAAGTTAACATTATTTACTCTTTGGTGGCTGTTTAAACTTCTGTAACCACCGTTTTTGTAACCATTGCCTCCATTTGTAGGGGCTGATGTCACTTCCGGCTTTACTTCAGGAATCATATCCGATTCTCCTATACCGGTAACTGTTGTTGCAACTGATTTCTTTCTCTTTAAAAGACCTATAGCTGCATTTCCTATACCCTTGCCAGTGGATATTATTGGTTTGTGGTATTTAACTATTATTCCACCAAGTACCATTCCAACGGCAACTCCTCCGATTGTGTATTTATTTCTACTAAACCAACCAGATTTTTTTTCTTTTTTAGTTTCTTCTTTTTCCATAGTTCTTGTTCTTTAGAAAAATAATTTGTTAATATTTTTGTTATCTTATCTCTTATAAGGCTTTTACCGTTTTCTAAACCATTCGATTTTTAACGGCGAAAAATTAATGATCAAAATTCATTATTTTCTTTGTTTTTGTATAGTTGTATTTGTGTATGAATTTTGATCTTAAAGAATTTATTTTCTCATATATAAGAATTTAACGTCTTTTCAAACCCATCGTTTTTCTACCCTACAAAGAATTTATCTACTCCATGTTTATCTATAACCTTTAATATTATAGTTATAATAAGTTTATCAGTTATAGATCTAGTTTCGAATTCTTCTCTGGAAATATCACTACGATAATCTCTCATTATATCTGCATTCTTGAGGTTATATTTTCCGATGTGATATTCTTTTTTAGAGAGACTTTCAATAGTCATAGGATTATCAACTGTAGTAATATCAAGACCACGTTTATCTAGAAATTTATCATACAATAGATCTGATAATCGTTTAATTCCTATCTTCTTACAAGCTATATCAGGAAGTTTATTATTCTGAACAAATAGTACTCTATCTCTATCAGAACACTTCCAAGTCTTATCTGATAAACTAAGATAATATCCTTGAGCTAACCAATCCCTCTCTTCTATATATTTCATGGTTGTCTGTAAATCTCCTGCTAATTCTACTACATTTCTAAAAGGCAATGCAATCGGAATTAGGATATCAATAACTCCAGGAAGATGACTAGATAATATTACTTTCATAGTTCAATATCTAAGAAATACTTATAATCATTTCCAATCTTAACAAATAATCCTGAAACTAACTCTGGAAATCTAGTTTGAAGAGTTCTCAAGATACACATATAAGTTTCGGCCGTTTCATTGTAGAGTATTTTCTTTGTACCATCTTCAAAAGCAACGTATAAGTGAGAAACCTTAAAAACATTTCTCGTTGCTTTATCAATCTGGTACATAACGTTTATCTCTACATCTTCGGCCGTTATAGAATCTTTCATAATACTTCTAATATGATATAAATCCTCTCCATATTTTGTAACATCCGGATTTTCTTCTAGTTTGTAAAGTTTATTTCGTCCTCCTGTTGTTACTATGTAAGGAATATGCTCTACCGTACTAACTTCATATTGAACTGACTGAATCCATAATCTCTCTGTAAATTCAAAAGTAAGTTCCGTAATCCTGCTCTGCTTAATAAAAAAGCTATTTATTATATTCTCCATAATTATTTATTTTTTTATTCATTTATTAGAGTTTTAAGTGAAAAATAATTGAATATTTTTATATATTTCATTGATTAATTATCCTTTCTTTTTAATAATAATATAACATTTTACTTTCTTTCCATTTTCATAAATACTAGAATTCTTAACTTCAAAATAGTTTTCTAAATCTTTTGCTTTAGGGGCAGCATCGTAATTAATAGACTTATATAAATATTCCAACTTTAATTTTATATCTGCTAAAGTTATTTTATCACCTATCTTAAACTCTGAATATATACTAGATTCTAAGAGTTCTTGACTAAATGTTATTATACCTAAAGATCTCTTTATTTTAGTAACATGATAACCCATTCCCTTTAATCTCTGAGATCCTAATGTAGTATAATAAGATTTGATTTCATCAGAATCAGCAATCTGTCCAAGTACAATCTGAATGGCATCATTGGATAACCCATACTCACATAAAATTTTTAATTTATCATGTATAGTAGTTAAAGAAGTATAGATTTTTAAAAATTCAGATACCTCATGGTTTACTATATCATCCCTAGTTAATGTATTATGTATAGTGCTAAATACAGTAAATCTATCCTTATAATCGATCTGTTGTATCTTGAAAGCTCTAATCTCATTAACTAATACTAATTGATTATGTACAGGTCTAAGAATAATATTTCCTTCTTTTGTATGTACTTTATTTACTGCTACATAATCATCCTTATAGTTTTTTAATTTTGCTAAATCTTGATAAGTTTTAGCAAGAGAATACTTATCCTTATCAATAAATGTAGTAGAATAAACTCTTAATAAACTTTCAGTCATACTCATTTTATCATCTATTATTTTCTGAAAATCTTCTGCCTTCATCTCTCTATAATTTGCTGTACTTCTATAGTAAAAAGTAGCACTGTTTTTCCAAGGATTCTCTTTTAATCTTTGTCTCCCTAAGATCTGTGGTAGGTCTTCTGATATGTCTACAGCTAGGGAATCTATATTACTATCGCTGAAGATAAAACTTCTTGCACAAAGAGAATAGAAATCTGCCCCTAGGTAAACTGTTCTTGTACAAAATGTAAACATCTTATGAGAATCTCCTTCTAATGGAACTTCACCTATGGTAAATTTTTTACCCAATCTCCTCTGAATTTTCTTTAAATTATCTGGAGTATCAGAACATAAAATATTACACTGTTCTGGAGTAAGATTATTTTTCTTTATTATACTAGTAATATGATTAACTGAATTTACATAAAATACAGCCTCTGTAGAAACTATTTTAGTGGGAATTCCTTCTCTCATTACTACTATACTTTCAAATTCAGAGTTAAGATATTTTTGAATAATTTCAGATGCTTTTTCTCCCACAGATCTCATTAGAAATACATCTAGATCAGGCTTAATTACTCTACTAGGGTCTTCTGTATACCAATCTAATTCATAATATGGTAAATCTTTAAATTCATCTAACATCTCTAAATATTCATCCATCATTGGTGTGGCTGATACGAAATATGCGGTCGGGGATTGTATAAGATACTCTAGAAATTTTAATTCAGTATCTGACTTAAATCTAGAATCATGTAAGATACTTTGAAATTCATCTACTACAGTATAAAATGTATAAAACCTATCTAATTTCTCTAAGATATCTTTTACTATCCTATATGAATCATATGTTACTAGTATCTTACAAGGTAAACCATTAATGGATCTAGATATACAATATTCTTCTATTTCATGATATAATCTCTTATATATTTCTGAATTATTATCGATAGTTTCTTTGAATTGTTCATTTACAATAGTAGTTTTGTCAACTTTAGATAAATCTTTATCAATATTAGACTCCTTATCCATTTCATTTACTACTAGATAAATGTCAAACTTATGTTGATTTTTTTTATTCTTTAGTAACATCTTTCTAGGACTACAGAGTATAATATTTTCATTACTTCTAATACAATACTCTGTAAATCCACAACCAGGGAGTTGCTTATTTATTATACACTTCCCTGGAAATTTATTAAAATTAAATTCATTCCAATCTGAAATATATCTGATTCCAGATGGTACTATTATTTTTTCTCTAATCATATTTAAATTATATTTTTATTGTTACAAATTAATAT